GCTGCAGGGGATCGCGAGCTGGGACGTCGCGGGGCACCCCGTCATCACCGAGGACCTGCGCGCCGACCGCGACGCCTACCTCATCTGGTTGCGGGGGCGGCTGCTCGGCCTGCGCGGGGCGGTCCAGCAGCGCGACGCCACGCCGCCGGCCCTGGGGGAGTGAGGCGGGGACACCGCCGGGACGCCGAGAGGGGCGGCCCCTCGCGGGACCGCCCCTCCGGGCACTGCGTGGGGTGAGTGACGGGACTTGAACCCGTTCGGTTCACCCAGTCTGACCAGCAGGAATGACAGAACCGCAGGTGACGAACCGTCCTAAGAACCCGCTAACCGATATCCGCTAATCGGAGTTGACGCCCAACTGTTGCCCTGGCAACACGAGGATGTCGGAGCGATGGCCCCCTTTGTGGGGGCAACTGCACGGATGGGCGCTCATCCAGTCGAGCGCTCAAGCAAGCTGTTGCCAGACCACATCTCTACGTCACAGGAGACGCACCATGTCTGAACAGCCCACGGCCGCGATCCCGACGCCTCCAGAGCAGTCCGCGGAACGGCGACCCAAGAAGAAGCGGGAGCACCCTCGCCGTTGGCCATGGGCTGTGGGTGCCGGCATCGTCGGCATCATCATCGGCGCGTCTGGTGGGGGCAACGATTCGACCCCGCAACCTGTCGCCCAGGCGGCCGGTGTCGCGAGCCCGGCTCCGACGGTGACCGTAACGGCCCCTGCTGCCGCTGAAGCGCCTGCCCCGACGGTCACGGTCACGACGACTGCTGCGGCTCCCGCGCCTGCTGCTGAGCCGGCCGGAGCGAAGGCGACCGTGGGGAACGGGCAGTGGCTCGTCGGCACGGACGTGGAACCGGGCACGTACAAGTCCCCAGCCACCGACGGCGGCCTCTGCTACGCCGACACCAACGATGGCGAGGGCAACATCAACCAGCAGGAGGTCACTCCCGAAGGACCGACGATCATCACCGTGTCCAAGAAGGACAAGGTGTTCAAGGTCAGCGGGTGCGAGGACTTCGTCAAGCAGTAGCGGTGCTCACACAGCCAGGTGCGGCCACACCTTCCGCTGCGTGCCCCCGCGCCGGCCATGCGGGTAGTGGAACAGGGCCAGCACCTCACCGCGCTCGAACGCCTGCGCCATCGTCTCGAGAGCGTGGTCGTCGTCGACCGCCTCGAAGTAGATCGGCGCCGGTGGTGCGCCACCAGGTGTGCCGAGCAGCTTCACCCCGTACTCGTCGTTCATGCAGTCACGGTAACCGGGGGGGCTGGCTGCGGGCCGGCTCTGGCGGCAAGGCCGGCGCCGCGCTTCTGCTCAACGCGACGCCGGGCAGCCGGCCGCCCGACCACCGCAGACGCTGGCTGTCTCAACGCTACCCACAGCCGCTCCTACCCGAGCTCCTTGCGGGCAAACGCGCAACCTCCCGCAGCGTGAGGGTCAGCGATGGAGGGTCACGCCGTACTCGTCGTCCATGAGCGCAGGGTAGGGCGACGCATCTCGGCCAGCACGCAGCCGGCAACTAGCCAGCAAAGAGCTGCGAGAACTCGCTGATCACGTCAACCAAGGTCTCGGGCCACAGGTTGCCTGTGCAGCCCTTGCGCCGGTCGATGGCTTCTGGGGAAGCTCCCCAGAGACGTCGCGCGCGTACCCAGCTGCGCTTCTCCAGGCCGCACGCTTGCCAGTTGGGGATCTCGATGTCACCACGCCGGGGCGCGGGTACCTCCCCGAAGCTGGTGATGGGCACGACGAGCACCACCCTGTCATCCGTCCGAGGGTCCTGCGTGGACCACCCGATGATGACGACAGGGCGATGCTTTTGCTGCTCAGGGTCGTCGGTGAAGGGCACCTTGGCCCACCGAATCTGACCCCGTTGGAGCGCCGTCACGGCTGAGGGTCAGACGTCCCAGATGGCGTCGTGCGCCTCGGCGACCTCGTCGGCGAGCGCTGCGTCGCCACTGCCGTAGTCGTCGACGTCGTCAAGGTCAATCGAGCCCTTCTCCTGGCCTCCAAGGATGCGCATGCGCAGATCCAGGAGGGTTCCGAGCACCTCTTCGGTGGGCTGGCTCGGCTGACGACGTAGGGGTTCGAGCTTGACCCAAGCGTCAGAGCGGCCGAATCCCTCACGCGTCACGCGCTCAGCGAACGAAAGCGTGGTCACTATGCTCACCTCCTTGACTTTTGATGCCGTCTGCGACCGCCGTACCGATCGCAGATGCATGCCGAACTTCGTTCTCAGCGGTACTGAACAGATGCTCACTGTCAGTGATGTCGATCGGCGGCTCTCCGTACATCGACACATCCGTCAGCAGGCTAACCTCGCTGACGTCGGCGGGCTTCCCGAACGCCGAGAGTGCCCGTGGTCCTGTCGACAGGTCTGCGCCGGGACTGGAGAGCCGACCGAAGGACCAGTCCGAGACCCTGTCGAAGAGCTCGTTACGGTTGACGACTCCCCACTCAATCTGGACCCTGCGGGCATCATCACGCATGTCCGTGAGAACGGAAGAGTCTACAGCATGTACGCCGGGCGGCAGTACCGCGTTGCTCAGGCCAGCTCGGTGCGCGAAGTCGGCGATCAGCTCCGTGTAGCTCCCGGTCAACGGGTGCGTGAGGGTCACCCGGCTGTGGGCCAGTCCGGGCAGCTTGGGCTCCATCACAGTGAAGACTGCGTCAACGACGGGGCGTAGTGAAGGTAGCGCCTCAGTCGAGGATGCGGTAATGATCATGCGCTCTCGGCTGATGACCGCGCGGGTGTCTAGGTCCCCTAGGGCAACGCCGACGTGATCCGCCTCGTCGATGAAGGCTTGCGGCGACGTGTGCTCATCGAGCCAGTCGGTGAGCTTGAGGCGCTTCCGCATGAAAGCGATCATGGGAGTCCACTCGATGGCGAGGAGGATCCGCCATTGTCGAGGCATGCCGCGAGACTACACATGTGCGGCTGACGAGGGCAGCCACCTTCCAGGCTTCGCCGCCCATCCGTGTCACCGGGTGGAGGGCAACGGGGGTCTAGGGGCCTTGAGGGATCAGGAGGGCAGCCGGGCAGTGATGCTGTCGGGGCGATGTTGAGGTCGCCGTCGTCTCTGCTCACAGGCCGCGAAGGTGCGGGCCCATCGCACGGCGAAGGCCTCCAGGTCGTCCGCGGTGTCACAGGCGGCGAGCTGCTGGTCCTCCTGTGCGCTCCACGGCTCGTGCCGGCGCCAGGCCGCCATGGACGTCCGCCACTGCCGCGCCTTCTGCGACGTCGGCGAGCCATTCGATGGTGGAGGTCTCATCGGGCCGCCCGCAGCTGCCAGCCGTCGGACTGCCGGCCGCCAGGGCCGTGCTCGAGCCACCCACGTGCGCGTAGCCAGGCGGTGCGCTTCTGCCACGTCCTGGCGCCCACGCCGGCCTCCATGGCGAGCATGGCCGCGGTGTGGTCGGCGGGGATGCGGTCCTCGTAGTCCGCAGCCGCGGCGAGCGTCCAGATGACCAAGGTGAGGGAGTCGCGGTAGCCCGGGACGATCTCCGTGGCCGGCACCGTGTCAACGTCCCCCTCGACGGCCTGAGCCCAGGCGACTGCGGACGGCACCATGTCGCGTGGGTCGGTGGGCAGCAGACGGACGGTGAGGTCGTCGGCAGTCACCGTCAGCTGGTCGGCAGCAGCCGGTACTGGCTGAACGCACGAAGGCGCCCCACCTCGACCGCTGGGCGGGGAGGTGGGGCGCGTGCTTCGTGCGGGCTCGCCACGCGTGGTAGCTGGAGCAGTAGCGGGGCATGCGGCCGGTGGCCTTGACCGGGACCAGGGCGCCGCAGTCGCCGCAGGTGATGTGGCTGGGCCGCTTCTGAGTGGTGGCCGGCAGGCCGTCGCGGACCCGGCGGGCGATCTCGAGGGCGGTGCTGACCCGCCGGAAGGCGCCAGACTCGCTGACGCCCCACTCGCGACCCAGCTCGGCGAAGCTTTGCTCGTCGAGGTAGTGCGCGGTGAGGACGTCGCGGTGCTGCTCCTGCAGCGCCTCGAGGACCTCGTGGACCGCGCGGCCGTCAACGAGCTCGGTGATCAGGTCGACGGGGTCGGCAGGGTCGGCGAGCGCCGGCGGGAGGTCGTCGAGGCTGTCCGGGGGCGGTCGGTAGCTGGGGGTGCCGGGGCGGCCGTGGCGGCCGCGGTACCGGTCGATGGTCCGCCAGTTGATCGTGCGGATGACGTGCGAGACCTCGCCACCCTTGGCCGGGTTGTGGGTCTGGGCGGCTTCCCACAGGGCGAGGAGCCCGTCGCTGCGGGCGTCGTCGTGGTGGGCGTCGGGCAGCGACCGGACCCTCGCCCCGATCACTCGGTGGGCGAGGGTCCAGTGGCGTGCGACGAACGCCTCGACCTCAGCTGCCGTCGCGGGCATCGGTGACGGGCATGATCTGCGCGCGCCGGTTGGGGGCGTTGGGCACGCTGAAGGTGATGCCGTAGGCGGCGGCCGCGACGACGGCGATGCCCCACCACTCCTGGCCGGTGATCTGGCCGTCGGCCAGGGCGGCGAGGACGGTGCCGCCGGCGGCGGCCACGAGGGTGGAGGCGATGGCCTTGGCCTGGCGGCCGGCCTTCGTGGCCCAGGGCTTCCAGGACGTGCTGGTGGCGTGCTTGGCCATGGTCAGGCCCCCAGCTTGTCGACGAGGCGCTGGAGCAGTGCGGGGACCTTGGCGACGTTGGCCTCCTGGAACATCAGGGCGTCGGCGAGCCAGAGCTTCTTGCCGTCGACCTTGGACTCCTGCATCTCGTCCCAGGTCCGGTTGTAGTTGTCGATGGCCCGCATGAGGCGGCCCTTCTCGTCGTCGTTCAGGCTGGCCACGATGTCCTCCACGAGGTTGACGGTGTTGATCTGGATGGCGCGGGCGATGATGCGGTCGATGGGGAAGCTGGCGCCGCAGTCCTGGTGGGTGCCGACACCCCAGCCGCGGGTGATGTCGACGTGCATGCAGACGCCGGTGCCGGTCTTGGTCTGCTTGTCGTGCAGGCGCACGAGGGGGATGCCGCGGGCCTTGGCTCGCTCGGCCACCCACTGGGCGGTGCGCTCGATCATCCCGGCGTGGGTGTCCCACTCGGCGGGGCTCCAAGCGGCGAAGGCGGCGAGCTCGGCCTGGTCCGCGACGGGGTTCGCGCTGGCTGCGGTCCAGGCGCTGTACTCGTAGGGGACGTAGAGCGCGGTGTCGTCGTCGTCGATGCCCACGTGGCTGGAGGCGTTCGGCGCGGCGGGGTTGCGGAACCAGGACCCGCACGCCTCGACGGTCCGGGCGCCCTCCATGGTGTGCAGGATCAGCAGGCGCACCTTGGCGCCGCCGCGGCTGGAGTAGCGGGGCTTCCCGGTGGCGGTGTTGATCGCCGGGATCGTCTTGGTGATGGTCACGGGTGCACGGCTCCCGGGGTGCCGTCGTTCTCCTCGGTCTCCGCGTACTGCGAGCCGTCGCCGTCGTCGGGGTCCGGCTCAGGCCAGTTGGTGGGGTCGGTGCTCACAGCGCCTCCATGTGGTCGGGGTGTGGACAGCACGACGGGCCCGTTGCTGGTGCGGCGGGCCCGTCGTGGCGGGGTCAGTCGGCGAGGTCGAGGAGCAGCTCGGGGGGCGGTTCGGGCAGCACCTCGCCGGGCAGGTGGTGCACGCTGTGCTGGCGCAGGGCCCGGATGTAGCGGATCGCCGCGCGCTTCCAGTCGTGCATCCCGTCGAGGTCCCTCTTGGTCTTGTCGAGGTCTTCCTCGGTCTTCCTCGCCCGCCTCTCCAGGTCGTGCAGGCGCCCCTCGTAGGTGCCGACGATGTCCACGAAGGACTGCGTGGAGATGACGCCCGCCTCGATGGACTCCTGCTCGGTGCCTGCCTTGCGGCCTGCACGCACGGCGCTGCGGGTGGCGTAGGCGCCGATGATCGCCACGAGGACCACGGACACGCCGTTGACCCACGCGTCGCCCATCACAGGTCACCTCGTGGGCGCAGGTCCGCGAGGCTCACCCTGGGCTCCGGCCAGCCCGCCGTGATGGTGATGAAGCGGGCGAAGGCCACGTAGACCAGGGCGGAGTAGACGCCTCGCGGGTCCCCGGGCTGGTGGATCAGGTACAGCACCCAGGAGGTGGCGTAGGACCCGGCCTGCAGGGACGGCATGAGGATGAGCGCGGCGTACCCGAGGCGGTCTCGTCCGGGCTTGCGGGCCCAGGCGAAGGCGACACCGACGACGCCGGCCACGATCCACGCCACCCCCCACCAGGGCGGGGGAACGAGGTCGTGCACGACATGCACGCCGGATCGCCGCAGGACAGGGGAGACGACGTAGCCGTAGCCGATGAGGACGAAGGCGGCGCCGGCGAAGATGAGGAACTCTCCTCGCCGACCGACTCGACCGCGCAGGATGCGGCGGGTGAGCGCCATGGGCAACTCCATTCGCTGGTGCAGGTAGAGGTGCCATCCGTGGCGCTTGTGCTCGCTGTCGCCCGTCATCTAGACGATCCGCAGGTAGATCGGGTCGTAGCTGGAGGTCACCGTGATGGAGGACCCGGTGGCCGTCTGGGTGGCCGTCTGGGACGAGGTGGGCCGGTACACCGAGACGCTGCGAGAGCCCGTCCAGCTCAGCGTCACGTTCACCCCGGACGGGTGGACTTCAGTGCGTGCCCCGGTGGTGGCGAAGGTGACGTCGTTCTGCCAGATCTCGTACCACCACTCGCCGTTGGCCTTCTGCAGCTTCAGGACATCGGTGCCGGAGTTGGTCCCGGTGATCGTGATCCCAGGCACGTCGACCGGGGTGAAGGTCAGCGCGGCAGGGTCGTTGTCCATCTCGAGCATCTGCGAGTTCCGGATCGCCGTCGCGACCGGCTTCGGGTTGCCGCTGCTGTCGAAGAGCCCGAACGTGCTCTCGACGTCGGCAGCGCCCTGGTCGATGAGCTCGTACTTGTAGACGCGAGCCGCGTACATCTTGCCCGGTAGTCCCAGGAACGACTTCGACCAGATCCGCAGGTGCTGGTGAGCGAACGGCCCCGTGGGGGGCATCGACTTGCCCTGGTCGCCGTTGGCGCTGGTGGCGAACCCCGTCTCGGTGAAGATCATCGGGATAGGGTCCGTCAAGGCCAGCTTCGCGGTGGAGAAGAAGCTGCGACTGTTCGTGGTCAGGGTGTTCAGGATGGTGCTGTTCATCATGGAGTCACTACCCGGGTAAGGGTGGTGAGTCACTACGTCGACCTGGTCTTGGAGCACCGAGGCCATCGCGTCGTAGGGGGACTTCGGGTTAACCTGCGCCATCGACGGCGTACCCACCTTGACCCCGGCAGCCTTGAACGCCGCCGCGCGCGGGGCGAAGTAGTTCGCCGCTGCGGTGGCGATGCTGTCCCGCTCGTTGGGCCCCTCCACGTACTCCACGAGCGGCATGAGGCCCGTGCTCTGGAACTCCGCTACCTGCGCGGACGCGGACACTCCGCCCGTCTGCGTGCTGGCGTTGCCAGACCAGTCGTTCGCGTCCAGGACCATGCAGAGCCGAGCGCTGGGGTAGTTGTTGAGCAGGTAGGTGACGATCGACCCGCGGCCTGTGCCCCATCCGTCTCGCAGGTGGTTGATGTTGACGTACTGCAGCTTGGCGACAACCTGTGCGAGATCGGCGTAGGCCGGGTAGGTGAGGTGGGTCGCGACGCCGATGGAGTCCGTTTTCTCCCGAGCTCGACGAACCGGATTGCTCGACGTCGTCATCACCCCGGCGCCGGGCTGGACGGTAGCGGTGCCCCCACCTGAGCCCGTGACCGTCACGGTCGTTGTGGCCGAGGCGTTGTTCGTCTCGTCCGACTCCGTGATCCGGTTGACGTCGTCAACGACAGCGGTCAGCGAGTGTGTGCCGCCCGTCGCTACCCAGGTCGCGGTACCGTTCGGGCCACCGTTCGCCGTCAGAGTCCGCGAGGCGCCCGCGGCGAGGGCGGTCGCAGATGTGTCCGACCAGTTGACCAGGGTCCCGTCGATCGAAAAGGCCAGGCCCACGACCGTGCCGGCAGGGGTCGTGGCCGTGCCCTGGTTCTTCACCACCCCGGAGAAGGTCACGGAGTCGCCGGCGGCCGGGTTGGTCGGCGAGCTGGTGAGCGACGTGACGACGAGGTCCGGCACCCCGGCCGTGGTCATCGCGGTGGAGTGCGCGAGGAGCCGGGTGATGGCCGCGGTCTGAGTGGAGTCCGCGCCGGGCACGTAGAGGGAGGCGTCGTCGGTGCCGTAGCCGACGCCCGGCCCGCCGTTGTGCAGGTCCGCGTCGTTCTGCAGGGACCACCAGGCGGAGAAGAAGGCGTTGGGCGCTGCGCGCACGGCTGCCTCGATGTCCGCGGCGTTGGCCTTCGACCAGCCGTACTCGTCCACCGCCAGGGCCTTGCCTGCCTGTGCGCAGCGTCGGGCCGCCTCGGTGACGTCGGCGGCCGTGGCCACGGAGTAGGGGTGCAGGGTGTGCACCTTGATGCTCTGGTTGGCCAGGGCCTCGGTGGTGATGATGTGCTCGATGGCGTCCCCGCCCGGCTGCGTGGCCCAGTACGAGGACAGGTCGGCGCCCATGCCGTCGAGGATGAGCGTGTCGGGCGCGATGGTCTTGACGTAGTCGGCCCAGGACGTCTGCCAGGTGCGGAACCTGTCGGCCGTCCACATCTCGTTCCCGGACTGCAGGTTGAGCGAGGACTCGTCCTTGTAGGCCCGGCCCGTGTAGGTGTTCACGTGCAGCAGGAAGTCTCGCGTAAAGGTGCGGAAGTCCGTCACGCCGATCTGCGTGTCGCTGTAGAAGAAGTCCTCGGCGTCCCGCTCCGCCGGGGTGTTCGCGGAGTTGACCGACAGGTCCGTGGAGCACGTCCCCGGCCGTCGGTAGTTGACCCAGTCCCTCTTCGACCCGTGGTAGGACCCGGGCTCGCCCGTCAGGGTCGTCACCAGGTACAGACCGCGGTCGGTGGCCGCCTTGATGGCGTAGTCCATGACCTCCCACACCGCGGACCGGTAGGTGATGACTGGGGAGGTGGTTCCCGTGATCCCTGCGACCAGGTGGGCGCTCGTTGAGCCGATGTTCTGCCCCAGCGTCAGAGCCCGCACGACGCCGAGCTTCAGGGCGACAGCCTTGTCGAGGAGCGAGTCGATCTCGGCGTGCGTCATCAGGCGCCCGGCCTTGTTCGGGTAGTCGTTGTTCACCAGCTGGAAGACGTTGGCGCCGGCGGCACGGAACGGCTGCCCGGCCCGCTGCACCACCCCGGCTGACGAGACCGTCAGCCGGGGCAGCGCCACGGGGGTGGGCATGGTCGTTGCCTGTCCGAGGACGCGTCGGCGTCCGCTGCCGGCCAGCCTCGCGGCTCGCTTACTCACGGCGAATCCTTTCGGTGTGAGTCGTCTGGTTGGCTAGGCTGCGCTGCTGATCTTCCACGCCTGCGGCTCGGCGAAGGAGAAGTTGTCTCCGTTCGCCGGGGTGTCGTAGACGGCTCGGATGGTGGCGAAGAACGAACCGACCACGAAGTCCTGCGGGGCGGTGAGCTGGAAGAGGTGCTGCTGCACCTCGCCGATGGTGCGAGTGAGGTAGGGCGCCAGCGTCTCGGACCCAGCTGATCCGTCTGTCTTGCGCCACTTCACGGTCACCTTCATGCGCTTAGACCCGGTGTTGCGGCGCGTGTAGACCTGGAAGCCGATGCGGTCGCCGCTGGTGATCCCGGTGACGCCGGGGATGGTGACTCCCGAGTCGCCCGACGCGCCGCTGTAGGTGACCAGGACCGTCGGCTTGCCGAGGATCTGGGTCGAGTCCATCGTCAGGGTGGCACCGGAGCCGTGCTTGCCGTAGCCGGTGACGTCGGTCGGCGTGGTGATGGAGCTCGGCCAGAGGTTGGTGCCGGGGGTCAGCGGGGGCAGCGAGTAGTCGTAGACCTCGTTGCGGATCCCGAAGGTCTGCCCGGTCGGGTAGTCGATCCGTGCGGGCGGGTTGACCACTGCGACCACGCCCGTGGTCGGGTACTTTTGCAGGGCGTTGCCCCACTGCGGCGCCGTGGAGTACGGGTTGTAGACCGTCCCGAAGGTTTTCGGGTGCTCGGCCACGATGGCCATGACGCCAGCGGTCTCAGCAGCGATGAGGCCGTAGTCACGCCAGCCCTTCATGAACCAGGCGAGCTGCGCGGCGTCTGAGCCGTTGATTCCGTTCGCAGTGGCGTTGGCCGCCGCGTAGGTCGCGATGGCCGAGTCGGTCCACACCGCGGGGTCGAGCCGGTACCGGGTACCCTCCGGGATGCGGTAGGACTCCGAGTTCGTCGTGCCCGACAGGTCCATCCGGTCGTAGCGGCAGGACGGCAGGTAGAAGTTGCCGCCGGCGAAGGACCCAGAGGCCAGGTCCTCCGGCTGCCCGCCGGAAAAGATGATCTGCAGGATGAGCGGGTGGTCCAGCGGCTGACCGGCCTGGAAGCGTGCCCAGTCACGGCCGGTCAGCGTGGCGTTCGCGTAGGAGCCACCGGACGCGGAAACGCCCCAGTTGCCGCCCACGTTGTCCTGGTCGGAGCCCGTCCACCAGCCCGGGTGGTAGCGGACGTCGTCGATGTAGCCGCCCTGCACGCACCGCCAGTTGTAGCCGTTGGCGATCTCGGCGGAGTACGCCGGGCGGAACTGCCAGAACTCGTAGAGCCGTGCGGTCTGCACCCCGTCGGTCGCCGTGTAGGTCTGGAAGATCATGATGTGACCGTCCGTACCGTCCGCGGCCAGTGTCCCGCCGGGTACCTGGGTCGGGTCGGGCACCGGCACGCCCAGGTCGAAGAGGCTTCGCAGGTCGCGGGAGACGCCAGCGCGGTCGGTGACCGTCTTGTTGTCCTGGACGTAGACCTTCTGCAGCGCGGTGGACGAGTCCACCGTGTAGGTCGGCGCCGAGTAGTTCGGGTTCTGGTCCTTTCCGCCCTGCGTGATGGTCTGGTACGGGGCGGCGGTGGCGGACTTGAAGCCCGAGGACGACGGGGTGCCCTTGAGCTGGCCGATGAGCGCGGTGACCAGGCGCGTGCTGGCCGTGTTGACGGGGGCTTGGGCGTGCAGCGGGGTGGACCAGAAGCGGTCCTCGAGTCGGCGGGGCGACTCGGGGGCCGCGGTCGTGGTCCTCAGCAGGGTGTGCGTACCTGCGGCCGGTGTCGTGGTGACCGGCGTGGTGGTGGTCGGCGGCGTGCTGCCGTTGCCCGTGGCGGGCGGGACGACCGGGGTGGAGAAGTCTCGGCGGCGAGCGCTGAACGCGAAGCGGGCGGTGCGCGCACTCATCAGTTGGCGCCGATCGTCACGCCGCCGAACGCGCCCGCCGCAGCCGTCCAGTTGTGGGCTTCGGTCTCCGAGAGCTCGGAGTCGAAGACCCAGAGGCCGCCGACGGTGATGTCGCTGTAGTCCGAGCCGACGCCACCCAGACCCAGACCCGTCGACGTGACGGCCGTTCCGGCGGTGGCGCTGCTGGCCGAGATGGTCCCGCCGTCGGCGACGGACTTGACGATGCGTGCCGAGGCGTCCGAGGAGAAGGAGCCGCGGTGGACGTGCTTGGTCGTCGAGTTCAGCGTGATCGCAGCCGTCGAAGCGGCGGCGCCTCCGTTGAGTCGGGTGGTCATGAGGGATGAAGCGGAGTTGTAGAGGATGGGCGCGCCGGTCGGCTCGGCGTCGGAGGTCGAACCTGCCCACCACATGTGCGCCGTACCGTCAGGCACGCGGGCGAGGATGATGACGGTCATCCCGGAGCCGGTCAGCGGCTTGGGCCAGTAGAGCCCGGCGAGCGCCGACTTCGTGAACTTGACGCCGCCGCCCGGGAAGGAGGTCGTGTCGAAGGTCGGGGCGGTCTTGCCGGAGGGGACGGACATCGTCAGCCCGCTGACCTTGTCGGTCCAGGCAGTCACGACGCCAGAGGCGTTCGCCTGGGCCAGGTCGCCGAGGAGCATGAAGGACGGAGCGACCGACGTCGACGTCGGAGCGGCGAACGCCGAGGTCGGGTTGATCACGGTCGAGGTGATGTCGCCGGACAGGATCCAGGTGTTGGTGTCGACCTTGGTGAGGGTGCCTTCTGCGTACTGCCCAGCGGACAGGAAGACGGAGCCACGCGAGATGATGGTGACGCCGGACGCGGCGGCGAAGGCGATCTGGCCGGCGCCGATCTGACGCCACGGAATGACCGTCTCGTTGGGCAAGGCGACCGTGGCGTCCGTGGGGACGGTCACCGTGACGGGGAAAGCGGACGTCGAGTTGAGCACGATGTCCAGCGCGTCCGGTGCGGTGAGCGTGTAGCCGGACGTGACGCCTCGCTTGCCCAGGGTCCGGGCAGCGGCGTTGAGGCTGTCGCGCGTGATGGTGGCGGATGCGCGGGGGTCCAGGATGCCCATCAGGTGTTCTCCTCAGCTCAGGCGACAGTGACGGCGGGGCGGGCGGTGACCTGACCGGTGGTGGCGTCGCGGGTCACGGTGGGCTGCGTGTAGGTGGTGGTCGTGGTCCCGGACAGGACGTGCGTCACCGTGTAGGTGTCGATCGAGCCGGGGAACGTCGTGCTGGCGGTGCCGGCGTAGACGCCGGTGGCACCGTCGGGCCACTCGACGCTGTGCCCGGTCGGGGCGCCGGAGGCGTTGTAGGTGATCGTCCCGACGGCCATGTCGATGGGGATCCGCGCCCAGTTCTTCAGCATGTTGGGCAGCAGCGCCAGGACCGAGGCGGTCGTGGCAGCAGCGGGGATGGTCGGCTTGTTGGCGAGGTCGCCGTAGGAGCCGGACGTGGCGACGGTGGCGAAGCCGGCGATGTCGCTCGGGGCGAGGACGATCGTGCCCGTCTTGCCGTTGACGGAGTTGACGGCACCGGCCGCTGAGATCGACTTCCAGTCCGCGAGCGTCGTCGGGGAGTCCGAGGCGAGCACGAAGGTCGCACCGGTGTCGGTGCGGATGGCCATGTCGCCGCGCTGGGCGGTGAGCGCGAGCATCGCCGCCTGGCTGGCGACGGTGAAGACGTCGTTGATGGCCAGGGGCGGTAGGGACGACGTCGGGACGGTGCCCAGCTCGGCCCAGGTGGCGACGTAGTCGCCGCGCTTGGCGTCGGTGGCGCTGGTGCCGACGGCCAGGTTGGAGGTGCCGGCGCCGATGGCCGTGCGGGCAGCGGCGGTGCTGGCGGCGCCGAGTAGCGCCTTCCCGACCGTCGTGGCGTCGGTGATCGAGGCGATGGTGATCGTGGTGGTGCCGCCCGTACCGCCAGCCGCGCTGATGGTCAGAGTGCCCGCGTTGTCGTCCGGGGTCAGCGTGACGTTGGCGCCCTGCTTGAGGTAGCCCTTGACCAGCGCACGGACGGCCGCCGCGTCGAGGCCGCTGCCACCGCCGAGGTTCGCGAGGGCCTGCGCGAGCTCCTGGTCGGTGACGTAGCCGCTGAGGTTGATGGAGCCGCCACCACCGCCGCCCGACTCGCCCTTGAGGGCGTAGCGGCCGTCGGCGACGGTGCGAGTGAGGTAGGTCTGCGGGACGCCGGGGACTGCGACGTGGATCAGGTTCAAGTACTGCACGATGCCGTTGGCGTCGGCAGAGTCGGCCGTGAGAACAGCGTCGAAGGACTCGGTGTAGTGCTCTCGGTTGCCGGCGACGGACGCGTAGGCGTCCAGGGTGAACCGGTACGTGACGCCCGAGGTGCCGGTCGGCGGCAGCTTGATGGAGAAGGTGCCGTCGGCGTCGTTGAGTGCGACCTGGCGCTCGATGGGGAGGATCAGCTTCGTCCCCATCGGCAGGGGCGCAGACAGGACGACGGTCAGGGTGCCGGATGCGGAAGCGTCCGTGATGGTGTCGATGTCGCCAACGACGGTGATGAGTCCGTCAGTTCCGAGTGCCATGCGAGATGCCTCCTGGGCATGAGGGAGTGCCCGACCGCTTGGAGCGTTCGGGTTGAGGTCGTCGGATCAGTTGCTGGCGGCGCGCTCGGTGAAGTAGTCGCGCATGACCTGCCGGAGTCCGGCCATGGTGGAGACGTTGTCGACCTTCTCGGCGTACTCTGCCTCGAGGTTACGGGTGGGCGGGGGAGGCGGTTCTGGGTCTTCGCTGGGTGCGATGAACCGACCGAGCTTGTAGGTCCACCCGACTGCCACGGCGAGCCCGTCGGGGATAGCCTGAGCACCGGGGGGCATTTCACGAGGCGCGACTTCTACGATGTTCGTCACGTCGCCTGCGGGGCTCACGATGGCGGCACGCACTACTTGCCTGCGCAGATGACGTAGACGCGGACCTCGCCGCGACCACCGGGGCCGCTCAGGCCGTTGCTCGCGCCCGAGAGACCGTTCTGCCCGCCGAAAGCTCCCCCGCCCCCGCCGCCACCGGGAATGCCACCTGCTCCTCCGTTGCCGCCGACGGTGGCGCTGACGCCCCCGCTCTGAGCGCCCTGGCCGCCGCCGCCGCCGCCGCTGGGGCCGGTCTTGTTCGCGCCCGGCTGGCCGTTGAGCGAGCCCGCCGTACCGCCGTCGCCACCCCCTGCGCCGTTGACACCGGTGCCGCCGCCGACGCGCCCCGCGGTGGTGGGCGAGCCGCCGCCGCCCTGCCCGCCGCCGAACATGGACGGTGCCCCACCTGCGAGCGGGGAGTTGGTGGCGCCACCGCCCGCATCGTCCGGCTGGTAGGAGCCGTAAGCGCCCCCAATCTGGATGACGCCAGCGCCCGGGGACCCGTAGTAGTACTGAGAGCCGTTACCGCCGTCGCGCAGCACCGGCGCGCCGCCGCCGCGCGCGCGCACGTAGTCCCCGAAGGAGCTCGTGCCACCGTCCGTGCCGGGGCCCCCGTCGGTGGGGAACGTGCCGCCGGCGCCCACTATCACGGCGACGGTCGCAGGCAGAGCTGCGGCGGGGATGCGTACCGTCGCTCGCTCCGCCCCCGAACCGCCGGCGGAGCCCATGGAGTGTCCCGGCGACCCTGGGCCGCCGCCGCCCCACAGCTGCACCTCGACCCACAGGGCGCCTGTCGGCTTGACCCAGGTACCTGAGGCCGCGAAGACCGTGGGGACGATGCGGACGGCCTGCTGCAGGCCAGCCTCGACGTCCGATGCCAAGGTGCGCATGTGCGTCGCGACGTCATTGCCGTCGGTCTGCTCCGGGTACCGGAGCCCGTACTTCGGGGTGCTACCCATCGGGCAGCTCCTTCCTCAGCGTGTCGTAGGTCTTCCCCGTCGCCTTCAGCTGCGCGTAGGTACGGCCCTCGTTCTTCATCTGCCGGTAGGTCTTGCCCACGGGCGCTGCGTAGGAGAGGAGAAGGCCGGCGGGCTTTGCGAGTAGCAGCGCGCGTCGGGTCGCTTCTGGGTCGGGTGTCTCAGGTGCGAAGGTGATGACCTCGATGCGGTACGGGTCGCCGTCGACCCGCTCGGTGACGAGGACTCGCTTCTGACCGGTGAGCGTGGCCTGGGCCGCGGCAGTGAGGGCGGTGAGCTTCCCGCGGGCGGACCCTCGGGCGCGGATCTCGTTGCGCTGTCCCTCGAGGTCGGTGGACACGACCGAGACCCCGAGTGCTGCCCCCAGCCACGCCGGGGTGGCTGTGGTGTCCAGGTCGAAGGCTTGGGCCCACCCGTCCTCACCGCTCGTCAGGTCGGCGACCGGCTCCGCTGGGCCGAGGAGCGCCTGCAGGAGTAGCTGCAGCAGTGGACCCGCTTGCCCGCTGATCCCAGGTCCGAGGTGCGCTTCGGCGCGGTCAGCGAGGGTCACGTGACCGATCCGCTCACCAGAGTGGGTGTGGCGGCCGTCCTCGGGGCCGGGAGGACGGCCACGCCCGGCATCGTGTAGTCACCGGCGGTGCCGTTGATCGTCAGGCTCGTGACCCGGGAGACGCCGTCGACACGGTCGAGCTCGGCCGCGAAGTCGAGGTAGTAGACCGTGCGGTCGTCCCGCCAGGCGGGAGGCTCCTCAGCGCCGCCGGCCCACGCGCCCGGGTCAAGGACGGCGTAGGCGCGCTCGACCACCGCGGCCTCCACCTGCGCTGGGTCAGCGCCAGGGAGCGCGGTGGCAGTGAACTGCACCTGCACGTAGGTCGGCTCCATCGTCTTCACTACGAAGTTCACCTCGCGCGTCGACTCGAGCAGGTCGGACACGGCCTGGGCGACGTCGTCGGGGACGGGATAGCCGTCGACGTCCACTGGCACCACGGTCACAGTGCGGGCCGCGTCCGTGGCGCCCGTGTCGGGGTCGTAAAGGTCCAGTGCGAGCGCCCGGTGCACGCCCGGGACGTCGGCCGCGAGGACCGCGAAGTCTTCGCCGCGCACCGCGGTGCGGTTGTAGAGCCCCAGGGTGCCCGAGAGGCGGCCCTGGTACTCGGCGTCGGTCTCGGGGTCGCTGCCGCCCGCGGAGGGCAGCGTCTCTGCGACCACGCTGAGGATGGTGGGGGTGGACGTGGCGATCGTCAGCGGGCCGACGGGCACTCCGTTGCCGACCGCGCCGATGTCGCGGGCCGTGAACGTCACCGTCTTCGAGTAGGCGTTCGCCGCGAGCTTCGAGTCAGCGGGTAGCGCGAAGGCAACGGCGACGCCGTCGACAGTGCGACCGGTCACCGTGAAGCCTGCCGGGATCGTCGCCCCTTGCGTGGTCGACGTGACGCGCGCGGTGATCTGCGCCGCGCTGCCAGGGCGGTAGGCCACACCGAACAGCGATGTACCGAAGGCTCGCAGGACGGCCGCCGGTACGTCGCCGACGGTGGCCATGAGCTCGGCCATGACCTGGCCGACAGCCTCAGCCAGGGCCACCTCGAGGGTGCCCTCGCCACCCGGCGTCCACCCAGGGATCTTCTGGGCGATGAGGTCGAGGATGCGGGCCGTCCAGTAGTTCGGGTCCCGGTTCACGGGGTACTCGAGGTAGCCGGCCATCAGGCGCTCCCGTCGATGGTGACGGTCACGGTGCCGTCGAGGTCAGTGTCTGCGCTGAGGATCAGGTCGGTGCCGCGGGGCTCCCACACGGCCGCAGCGGCTCGGAGGGAGGCCACGTCCGGGCCGAGGGGTTGGGGATCGGCGGTGCCGTAGTCCGGGACCGCCGTGCGCTCCCCGGGGCGCGTCGAGAACAGCACGCCCAGGGACTGGGCCACGTCGTCTGCGGAGTCCTGCGCGACGGTCGCGAAGCGGCCGCTGCTCGTCAGCCGCAGAGGTAGAGCAAGGTGCGGCATGGTCACTCCCAGTTCAAGACCCATGGGCCGTCGGACGTCATGACGTAGGCGACGCGAGCGCCGAGGGGAAGACGAGCGCGCTGCAACGTCACGGACGTCCCGGCAAGAACGAGCACCTGGTACCACCCGCCCAGGCAAGGACCAGAGGGGTGGTTCTCGTCCGCGCCCGTCGTGGTCACCCACACCCCGGAGGCGTCCGAGCGGGTCACGCTGCCCGACAAGACCGGCGCCGAGGTTGGCGCGGGCGGGCGCCGCAGGACGGCCTGTTCGAAGGTGCTCACGATCCTCCTAGAGCCAGGTGGCGGCGTGGGTCCAGGTGCGCTTCGAGGCGCCGGTGAACACGTTGCATCCGTAGGCCTTACCGCGGGCCTCGATGGTCGAGTCGTCACCGAGGCTGATCGCGACGTGCGTCGGCTCGCCCGACATGCGGAAGAGGATCGCGCCGCGCGTGCGAAGCCCCTCCTGCACGCTGATGAGCTTGCCCTGCGCCTTGCACGTCGCGTACTGGCCCTTCGAGGTGCCCGCCAGTTCCTTGCCGGCGTCCTTCGTGGCGGCGCGCACGAATGCGGAGCAGTCGTACTGCCCGCCCCACACGTAGGCGTGCCCTCGCTTCGACATCGCCCAGGCGATCATCCTGTCTCGTGCGGCGTTCCCTGTGGTGGTGGCAGCACCGATGACCTTGCCGCTGGAACGGCGGTCTACCAGGCCGAGCTTCGTCGAGCACGCAGGCCAGGGCTTCCACCCTCGCTTCTGGTAGAGCTTCTTCGCGGCCTCGTCCTGCGTGGCGGGGTCAGCCTGGTCGGGGCGCCCGGAGTACCCGAGGTCCTGCTGCCAGGTGCGGAGGTCAAATTGGTAGGCGCCGTAGTAGCCGTTGCCGCTGTTCTTCTTATAGTCCCCGCTGGCCTCGCACTGCCGCAGCCGTGCGAGGTCGGCGCTGATGTCGTCGCCACCCTCGGGGAGGTAACCCTCCTCGCCCTGGTCACCGGCGGCCTCCGGGGCAGGCTCCGCGAGCACGAGCTGTCGGCGGACGAGGTCGACCCTGCCGCGATTGGAGGTCAGCGACCGCGAGAACGACGACACGAGCCAGTCCCCGTCAGCCCACCCCAGCGAGGACAGGCGCACGGTCCGTCCGGGCGGGAGCGCCCACCGCTCGGAGGCGACGTCGAAGCTGGCTGCCGAGGCTGGCTTCGCGACGTCCATGCTGTAGTCGATGTCCGACAGGACCGGGTCGACGCCCTCCTTGAGCTCCAGCGGCTGTGACAGGGTCGCGAGCCAGGCGTCGGACCCGAACAGCAACTGCCGGCCGTCGGAGAAGCACCGCCACCCGATGTCGCTGGCCAGGGTCTGCAGCTTCTCCCAGGAGTTGCCTTGGTCGTCGCGCTTGAGCTCGGTGTTGTAGACGCCGCGAGCCTCAGGGTCGACGGACACCTGGACGCCGGCTTCGGCGCACAGCCGCTGCGCGATCTCCGCTCGCGTCGTCGACGAAGCGGGTATGACGAGCGGGCCGCGGGAGCGCTTCAGCTCGACGACGACCGCGTCCTCGAAGGTGAGAGTCACGCGGTTGGCGGCCTTCTTGACGGCGACGAGCTCGAAGTGAAGCCCGGACACGTCGGCGTAGGCTTTGCCTGCGAGGGACTGGCTGGTGACCAGTAGCCGCCGGTAGTCGGCGACCTCGACGTCGAGGGTTGACCCGCCGTCAACGGTTCGTGCCAGCGCCGACGACGTGATGGCCTGCGCGAGCTCGGTGGAGTAGCTGGCGCCGACGATGCGCAGGCCGTCGATCGCGACGTCGGACACCGGACCTCCCTAGGGCAGCTTGAGTACCTGACCGACGCGGATGGTGTTCGGGTCGCGGAGGCCGTTGAGCTTGGCGATCTCCTGCCACCGCGACGACGAGCCGAGCTGGGTGGCAGCGATCCGCGCGAGCGTGTCGCCACGCACGATGGTGTAGTTCCGCGCAGGCGCGGTAGGGGTGGCGCCCTGGCGGGCCGCAGCTGCCGCCGCGGGGGACGGGTTCGCGGTCGTCACGACGCCGATGTCGAGGTGACGCACGAGGCTCACCTTGAACGTCTGGTGGCAGACCTCGCCGTCACTGTCGCGGCGCCGGGCGTCGTCGTTCGGGGTGACCGACTCGACCCGCCACAGGTAGCCCGCGGCGGTTCCGTACAGCGGGCCACGGACCGTGCAGATGAACGGCTCCTGCGGCGGAGGCGGCACCGCGATCTGGTATAGCTGGTTGATCCATCCCTGCACGCCCGCCTGCTCGGCGCCCTGCACCTCACCAGAGAACATCGCGGTGAACGTCTGCCGCTGAGGAGAACGGCCCACCCACTCGAGGACGTTCTGCCGGCGGGGGAGGTCGACCTCTTCCCAGCGCGCGTTCCCCGGGTCGTACAGGGCCGCGCCGGCGACCTCGAGGATAACCTCAGGGCCAGCCGGCCGGACCGGGGTGATGCCCGCGTTCGGGACGAACGGCAGCACCGGGATCGGCGGGGCCAAGCCCACGGCGATCGTGTCGCGGGCGCCGCGGGAGACGATGACCACCATCAGCTCCTCGCCACCGTGTCGCTATAGACATCCGAGACGGCCGTGGCGATCTCACGGCTGTTGAGGTAGACGTGCGTGTGGATCGGCCGGCCCATGCTGGCGACGTCCTCCGCCAATAGGCCGTAGCCGCTGGTGTCTGCAGCGGCCGCGAGTGTCTCGTGGTTGATGATCGACCCCGACCGGGACGCCGTGTAGAGCTCCGGTCCCTGCTCGCCCACGAGGTAGGTCGTGCCCGCACTGACGGGGCCACCTGTGGCGCGTCCACCGCCGAAGACGGATCCGACCGCACCCCCGACAGCGCCGAGGGCCTGACCGATGGCCGAGTCCTTGAGCTGGTCGCCCAGCTTCTTCACCCAGTTCCAGGCGTCCTTGATCTTGTCGACGAAGCCACCCACCGAGGCCTTGATGTTGTCGAAGTTCCGCTTCGCGTTGTCGATGCCCGTCACGAGGACGTTCTGGATGATCGGCCAGAGGCTATCCCTGATCCAGGCGCCGGCGACCTTCAAGGCGCCCCAGAGGCCGTCGACGATGCCGCGGAAGGTCTCCGACTTCTGGTAGGCCAGGATCACGCCGCCGACGAGGAGGGCGATGGCCGCGATGACCAGGCCGATGGGGTTCGCGGTCATGGCGGCGTTCCACAGCCACTGCCCGGCCGCCGCGACCTTCGACGCGACCGACACGGCGATCGTTGCGGCGGCCTGCGCGTTCGCGACGATCGCGTCCTTGAGTCGCAGGATCAGGCAGTCCCGGGTGATGCCGTTCATCGCCAGGAGGGCGTTGGCCGCGTAGACGTTGGCCAGGGCGTAGGCCGTCGTCGCCGCCGCCGTGGCGAAGGTGCCTGCCACCTGAGCCGCGAGGAGCGGGATGCGGGCGATCTCGATGACCAGGAGCGCCTGCTGCGCGATCTTCCAGGCGGCGAAGCCAGCCACGATTGCAGGCATCCACTTGATGATGGTCCCGGCGTGATCGGACAGGAAACCGAGAGCCGTCCCGAGCAGCGTCGCGCCAATCCTCAGTGAGTCGGCCCACACCGAGGAGTCCCCGGCGGCCTGACCGAAGGACTGCAGCTCCGCGGAGATACTGGCGAAGTTGACCCCAGCGAGTGCGGTCTTGACGCCGCGGAAGGCGTTGCTCGCCCAGTCGATCGCCCCAGCGAGCTTCGCCCACACCGTGGCCCAGTCGATGTTCTTGGCTGTCGTCGACAGGTAGGTGAAGGCGGCGACTGCGGCCTCTCGAATGCGGAAGAGCTTGTCGACGATCGCGGAGTCCTCTTCGATGCCGAGGGTGCGCGACAGGATGCCGTCGTAGTTGCTGTGCGCGAAGATCTCGTAGAGGCCCTGTAGCCCGGCGGTGACCTTGCCGACGCCGGTGGTGATGCCGGGTAGCGCCCGACCGATCAGGGTGTTCGTGTCGGTGAGAAGGATCTTGAGGAACGGGATGGCCGGCTGGAAGGCTTGCGACAAGCCCATCCCGACGGTGTCCTTCAGGGTCGACGCCATGCCCGACAGGGACTGCGACTGCTTCTCCATGAGCCCGTTGAAGCGCTCGAGGCCCTTGCCGGACTCGAGGGCCGCCATGAGCTGGTCGAGTTCCTTGCGCCCCAGCTTGCCCTTCTGCGCCATGTCCGCGATCGCCGCCGTCGACTTGCCTGTGGCAGCCGTGAGGAGGTCGAAGACGGGGACGCCGGCGTCTCGGAGCTGGTTGAGGTCTTCCCCGCTGATCTTGCCCGCGGCGTTCATCTGCTGCAGCGCGACGGTTGCCCGCTGGACGCCCTCGGCGCCGGTGCCCATCCCGGACGTCGCGTTGCCGAGGCTGGTCATGATGGGGATGACCTTGTTCGCATCGATGCCCGCGGAGATCAGCGATGATGCCGCCGTGGTCAGGCCGGGGAAGTCGAACGGCGTGGCGTTGGCGAACTTGTTGAGGTTCGTGAGGAAGTCCTGCGCCGCCTGGCCGGAACCGAGCATCGTGGTGAAGCTGATGTTGGCCTGCTCCATGCTCGCCGCGGTCTTGATGCCGACCACAGCACCAGCGGCAGCGACCGACGTGAGGCCGGCCGCGAGGAGTCCTGCGCCGGTCGCGACACCGCGGACACCCGCGCCGAGCGCCCGCCCGCTGATCGACGCGAGGCCGCGTGCGGCGTCTAGCCCAGACCGGCCGATCCGTCCCAGTGCGCCGTCGAGGCGGTCAGCGTCGTCGGCGGTGCCGCGCAGCGCGGCCCTCGTCTGCGGCTGCCCTTGCACGGCGAGCCTGATGTTGATGTCAGCCACGATCTACGCCCTCCGCGACAGGGCCTTGACCAGGCCGGTGATGTGACGTGCGAGCGGGGCCACGGTCCGTGAGGACGACGCGTTCGCGAGGTAGTCGAGCTCGGCCTTCACCCGTCGGTTCCGCAGCTCCTGAGCCTCGGCCACGATGGCCGCTGCGATCTGGTAGCGGCGCGGGTCGAGGCTCAGGAGCGCGAGTGGGTCAGCCCACCCGAGGTCGAGGGCCACCGCCGCCGTTCGCACGACGGGGTGGCTCCTCAGTTTCCCGGGGTGTCCTCGAGCGTCTCGATCTCGCCGCCCTCGGAGAACCGCAGCAGCTTCGTCGCCACAGACCCAGCGACCGCGTCGCTGTAGACCAGCGGGACGATGTCACTGCCCTTGGCGGGGACCTCCACGCTGAAGAGCTCGCAGAGATGCGCGTCGAAGACGGGAGCCGCACCGGCGGGGTCGGCCGGCTGAAGCTGGCCGGTCTCCTCGTCGCGCACGTAGATGCCGAGGCAGGCGGTCAGCAGGACCATGCGCGCGAACAGGATCGTGCTGCGGACGAGCACCTCCTCGCCGCCCTGCTTCTCCGCCTGGGTGACCGGCTTCCGCAGACGCACGATCTCCGACTGCTCCAGGGCGCGGTACTTCACGAAGACGCTGGTCCCCGGGATGCCGTAGGTGACCTCGCGCGTCTTCACGCGCTCCTCGTGGGCCTTGAGGAGCCCCGCGAGGGGGGAGGAGGGATGCAGGTCGGTCACTGCACGTCCTCCACGGTCATCGTGACCTCGATCGTCGAGGTGTCGGTGCCGTTGGCGTCGGAGTCCGGCATCGTGATGCCGGCGAAGCGCCCGCGGTAGACGGTGGGCGCTCGGCGGGGGTCCTTGGCGCCGTCGGTGCCCAGCGGGTACACGGTGGCCGTCATCGCCCGCGAGATGCGGTCGGTGAGCATGCGGCGCTCGATGTCCGGGTACTCCCCGGCGAGGACCATGAGGGTGAGGTCGCCGTAGGTCGACTGGGCGGGCTGAGCCTTCAGCTGCCCCATACCGCCGCGGCGGTAGGTCTGGTTGTCGTGGGTCTTCTCGCCACCGGAGTGGCCGTCCCACGTGCCCGCCGGCGCACCGTCGTAGGTGACGACGACCTGGTAGTTGTCCTGGCTGGCCATCAGGCCACCTCCTCCGTCGGCATGGCGCCGGGCTGGTAGACGACGACGTCGAACTCGACGCGCTCGGCGTACTTGCTGAACTGGACCTCGATGTTGACCCTGATGAGGCCGGCAGCGGCGTCCTCATCGCTGTCACCAACGGTGACGCGGTACGAGGAGCCCCCGGTGCCGTAGAGGGCGTCGGACGTCTCCAGCTGCGCGAGGAGCGAGACGACCGCCGCTTCGATCTCGTTGCGGAGCAGCCCGCGCGCGTCGATGGTGCGGCCGAGGAAGGTGTCAAGGGCTCCGGAGGAGCCCGCGGCGATCTGCATCGCGAGGCGGCCGAACTGCAGCTGCTTCCAGCGCGAGTCGCTGGAGATGGAGCGCCAGTTGCCCAGGACGACGTAGCCGGGGCGTCCCACGAAGGGGTTGATCCCGCTGTCGGCGAGCGTGTCCTGCTCGGCGGCGGTGAACGTGGCGGTCACGTCCGTTGCGAGCCGGGAGATGCCCGCCGCGTTCTGCATGAAGGCGGGGACGCCACCAGCGTTGCCGACCCGCCCGTCGCTGCGGCCCACGAGGCCGGCGGCGATGACGGAGCCGGGGATGGTGCGGTCGACACCGGCCGTACCAGTGGCCTTCACCCAGCCGGCGAAGAGGCCAGCGCGGATGGCGCCCGGCTTGGCCGCCTGTGCGCTTGCGAAGGCGAGGAGCTCGCTGGTGCTGGCGTCGAAGTCAGCGTCCAGGAGGACGGTGCGCGCGGTCGCTGCGGCGTGTACCAGCAGCGCGTTGTGGGCGTTGACGGCCGCGACACCGGGGATGATGACCTGGCCGATGCCGTAGGTGGTCACGTCGAGCTTGTCGAGCGCGGTGGCCCAGACGCTCTGCGGCGCCGCAGAGGCGTTCTCGGGTGTGACCTCGGCTCGCACGACCACGACCTCGGGGGAGCCCTCGGTGAGGGCGTCCGCGACGTACTGGGCGTACTGGGGGGTCACGCCGGCGGCGGTGGCCTGCGCACCGGTTCTGCAGCGCACTGGCGCCGCAGGGCCTGCCGTGGCGGGGTAGACGAGGAAGGTGCGGCCGGTGTCGGAGTCGATGCCGCGCCGCGGCGAGGCCGCTGCGACGGAGACGACCACCTGGGGGCGGGGCATGGGCTTACTCCTTCGGGACGATGGTGGTGGTGTGGCTGGTCACGACCGGCAGTGCGTCGCCGGCCTCCAGCTGGACAGCCGTGAGGTCGGCGACGTCCGCATCGACCTCGAGGTACACGCGGCCGGCGCCGAGGGTCTTCGACATCGCGGGGTCGACGATGCGGGAGTAGTCCTCCCCGGTGACGCGCCAGTCGGAGCGACGGGCGGCGATGATGCAGTCACGACCGGCGGCGACGTAGCGGCGCACCGCCGACGTCGTCTCGTCGTATCCGAACTCCTCCACCCAGAAGGCGATGACGACCCGCCAGGTCGCGGAGACCTTGCTACGGCTGATCCGCCAGGCACCCGTCGTACCCGAGGTGGCCGTGGCCACCGCTGGGTAGGCCGCGGTGTCCATGGCGTCTTCCTCGGGCAGCTGCCGCCACAGGTACGGCGCGTCCAGGTCCGCCGGGAGGCGACCCGCGAGGTACCGCTCAAGGTGGTCCTGGATGGGACGGCAGACGTCGTCGGCGCTGAAGGCGGGAGGGATGCTGGCCACCATCAGAGCTCCCCGGTGATGTAGTCCACGAGCACCTGGGCGGCGTCTCGTGCCACGCGCCAGTCGTCGACGCGCGATGGGTCGCGGGCGGGCATGCCGCGCGCCCCGTCGGCGAGGTAGCCGGCGTAGGGCACGCGAGTCTCGAGGGTGACGGACTCGCCGCGGGTGCTGGTGCTTGATGCGCCACCGGCGCGCGTGAAGGAGTCCCGCAGCCGGCCGGTGTCGACGAGCGTCGCCCCGGCCTTGTGACTGCGGACCCACCCGGCGCCGGTGGCGAACTGGCGAGCGGACGCGGACCGGATGACGTCGAGGAGCTGGTCACCGATGGGGGCGATGTCGTCGGCGCGAAGCGCGCCTTCGAGTAGTCGCTCCGTCAGCGGCCGAGTGTTCGCCGAGACCGTCAGACGCATCGGGGCCCCTCCTGCAGGTCACCAGCGGTTGGCCTCCGGCCACGCAGGCGGCGGCGGGAACGAGAAGCGCGGCACGAGTGACTCGCTCCCCGCCATAGGGGCACCGCGGAGCTCGGCTTTCACTGAGAGGTAGCTAGCCCGGAGCATCTCGGCGCGAGACTCGCCGCCGACCTGCTGGTTCGGCATGGCTGACGACTCCAGCCGCGCCGCGACGCCGAGCGCGACGCACCAGGCGGCGCGCTCGGCCTTATCCGCGGGTGGGGGGTCGCCGACCACGTAGGCCACCTCTGTGGCTACGCCACGGATGACGGCCATGAGCTGGTCCTGGTACTTCTCGTCGGTCAGCAGCCGAGAGGCCTTCTCGAGGAGGAGGCCTTGGATCTGCACGAACTTGACCAGGTTGACCAGCAGCTGTGTCGACGACCCACCCTCGGAGGTGACCGGCTCGGTCACCTCAGCCGCCGAAGCGGGCGATCAGGTCTTCCTTCGTGCTGGCCTCCGCCTCGGCCTCGTCGGCGCCGCGGGAGACGGCGTAGGCGACCCAGTCCTCCTTCGGCGAGACGCGCTTCGGCTTCTCGACGACGGGCTCGGGGTCCGACACCGACGTGGCCGGCGCGGCACCGGCCACGTCGGCGAGGACCTGAGCACGGATGTCCTCCGGGAGCGCGGCGAGTGCGGCCTCGTACTGCGCGCGAGCGAAGGCCGCCGCGGCGACCTCACGCTCGCCGGGCAGGACGACCGCGCCGGCCTTGTACAGCCGCTGCGCCTCGGCGAGGTCGAGGGTGACGGTGTCACCCTTGCGGTACCTTTTGAACGTGAAGGTCTTGCCCTCGTCGTTCGTGGGCTGGTCGAAGATCTCCGAGACGAGCTCGTAGTCCCCAGCCTCGAGGTCCTCGATGGGGGTGCTCATGCTCACGCGCTCCTGACGCCAGTGATCCAGCACGCCGCCTTGGGCTGGTCGATCCCGATGGCGCGCTTGCGGGTGGCGTCGGAACGCCAGGTCTCCGTAGGGCCACCGTTGGGGCCGCCACCCTCGCCGTACAGGGGGGTGACCTCCAGCGGCCGGGTGTCGGAGTAGAAGCCGAGGGTGCCGCGCTCGCAGACGAGGACGCGGTCGGACGGCCAGGACCGCGACTGCAGGGCGGTGAGTCCCAGAACGTCGCGCTCGAGCTTGCCGGTGTAGGCGATGTTCTGCTCGGCCAGGCTGTCCTTGTACACGGCCAGGAACTGGTCGTTGTCCAGCAGCACGGGCGTGAGGCTGGACGGCATCGCGATCGTGTCGGACAGGAAGCCGAGGTTGTCGTCGGCGGCCGTGGCGTTCGGGGTGGCCGAGCCAACGACCTCCATCGCGTTCGCGATGTCCCGACGGGGGCGGCTGCCGGCGGTGTCCCAGGCGGCAGAGGCCGCGATGGTCGGGATGGCCGGGTTCAGCAGCAGCTGCCGCAGGACCCGCTCCTCGGCGCGGATCATCGTGTTCGTCAGCTGCGTGATCTGACGGTTCACGTCGTCGAGGCGGTTCTCGTCCCGCATCTCCTTCGAGACACGGACGCCCTTCCCCTTCTTGATCGCGACGGCGATGCGGGGGATGCCGATCTGGCCGACGCCGACGGGGATCTCGGAGAACTCCGCGACGAACTCGACGTCGTCGTCCAGGTACAGCGGGGTGGACTCGCTGTAGGACACGAGGCCGTTGCCGTTGGCGCCGGCGTTGCGCAGGAGCGCCTCGGAGATGAAGCGGTTGTTGAGGAGGTCGAGGATCCGGGCGGGGATCAGCAGGGGGTTGCCGACGAGCGCGGAGACCGTGACCTGGGGGCCGTCGCTGACGCTCAGCGCGGGGATGGGAGGCATGGCTGGTGTGTCCTCTCGTGCTGGAGCGGGCTCAGGCGATCCGCATGAGGCCGGTGGCCCCAGCGTTGACGCCAGCGGGTTCGGTGCAGACGCCGACGATGCTGCGGGCGTCGGGGGTGGCGGCGGCGGGCGCGACCTTGCCGGTGGCGGTGGCCACGAGCTTGTCGCCGAACGCGGCCGTACCGGAGTAGCTGACCTTGACCTCGTCGCCGGCGTAGGCGACGCCCACGACCTGCGGGAGGACGGCGGCGGTCAGCACGGGGCGACCGTTGACGAGGGTTGCGGCCCCGGTGAAGAGCTCGGGCGGCTGGGCGTCGGTGAGGGCGACGCCCAGCACCTTGACGCTGCCCGCGGCGGCGACGCCGATGCGGCCACCGGTGCGGGCCTCGACGAGCTGCCCGCCGACGATCGCCTCGACGGGGGTGTAGGTGCGGGGACCGGTCTTCGTGACCTGCGCGACGGCGGCCATCAGAACCTCCAGGCGTTGTAGGTGTCGCTGGCCCGGGTCGCCTTGACGTCGACCTGGTCGTTGTTGCTGGCGGCGAGGTCCTCGCCGTCGTGGCCGACCTCGTTGAGCGGGATGAGCCCGGGGGCGAGGCTGGCGAGGGTGTCGGCCGAGCCCGCGTCGGCGCTCAGCTGCGCGAGCCAGTGGTCCTTGCGGGCCGGCGCGATCCGGCCGTCGCTGACCGCGGCGTTGACGAGGCGGACGCGCTCGTCGGCCTGCTGCTGGTCACGGGCGGCGCGGCCGGCCGCGGCGTCCTCGCGCAGGGAGTCGAGGGTCGCGGAGTCGACGAGGGCCATGCCCTCGGGGGCGGAGACCCCGGTCGAGTCGGAAGCCTGCTCGGAGAGCGCCTCGGTGAGCGCGGCGAGGATCGTGCCCTCGTCCGCGTTGGAGGCGACACCGAGCTGCTGCCGCATGGTGGTGAGCTGCTCGTCGCTGAACGCCACGGCAGAACCCCCCTTCTGGGAGCTGTGGGTGCGGGCACCGGACGCGGACGCGGCCGGAGTACGGGGGGCCGGAGCGTGGCTGCGGCCGGCGTGGGCGAAGACGGACAGGTCGAAGGAGTCCTCGACGTCGCCTTCGGAGGTGTCGGGCCCGACGGTGGTGTGCTCGTCGCTGTCCTCGACGTCGCTGGCGCCTGCAACCCGGTCTGCCAGGCCCGCGTCGACGGCCTCCTGCGCGCTGTACCAGGTCTCGGCGAGCATCGCCTCGCGCCAGGCGGCCGCGTCGGTGCCCGACGCGGTGGCGTAGATGCCGGCGATGTTGGAGCTGATGCGGTCGAGGTCGTCGGCCATGGTCCGCATGTCCGCGGCGTTGCCCATGGCGAAGCCCCAGGCGTCGTGGATCATCAGCTCGGAGTTCTCGCTCATGACGACTTCGTCACCGGCGCCGACCGCGATGTAGGAGGCCGCGGAGGCGGCCAGCCCGTCGACGACCACCGTGACGGTGGCGCGGTGCTGGCGCAGCGCGTTCATGATGGCGATGCCGTCGTAGACGTCGCCGCCAGGGGAGTTGATGTGGACGGTGAGCTCGTCGACGTCCAGGGCGCGGAGCTCGCGGACGAACTCGGACGCCTCGACCCCGAACCAGCCGCCGATGCCGCCGTAGAGGTCGATGCTGGCCGAGCTCGCACCGTCTTCGGTGGCCATGCGGTACCAACGGTGGCTGGTGTCCTGGGTGCGGGTGCTGTTCTGCAGCGCCTGCCACCGGTTGCGGTACTGCGAGGGCTTCACGACGGGGTCCCTTCGGTGGTCGGCGCCGGCGCGGGGGCCGCGTTGGGGTCGCGCGGGGGGAGGCCGTACTGCTGTCGCACGGCCGCTTCGAGCTCCGGGTCGGTGGTGAGTGCACCGGCGTCCAGGAGGAGCTTCAGCGCGGTCGCCGTGGCGATCTGCTGCGAGCCGATCGGGTCGAAGACCAGGCGCGGGGCGGGCTCGTTCTCGCCCCAGTTGATGTCGACGAGGTCCTCGATGACGTGCTGTGTGACGACGTCGGCGATCTGCTGGGCGATGGAGGTCAACGACTGGGTGAAGGTGTCCGCCTGCACCGCGGCGAGGGCGTAGCTGCCGGAACCGCCACCGAGGTTGAGGAAGTGAGCCAGGACCGCGCGGGCGATCTGCTCGTCGTGATAGCGGATGGCCAGCTCAGCGTCGGGGAGCGTGCCGGAGACTCCGACGAGGCTCATCTTGGCGCCGTTGGCGATGGCGCCGCCCGAGGTGTCCCCGGCCCGCCAGGCCTGGGCCATGGCGGTCCCGGCGTCGAGGCTGGTCTCGTTCGGCGATGCCTCGTAGAGGGGCACGCCGATGCCGTTGCGCTCGATGAGCTGGGTCCAGACGCGCAGGTTGCGGTCCTTCAGGAGCCAGTTCTTGTACGCGGGGCGCAGGAGTGACGTGCCGAGCCAGTTCCCACCCTCGCGCTCGTGCACGTAGGCGACGAGGCGGTTCACGGAGATGCGCGCGTTCACCGTGGCGGGGGAACCGGGCTGCGGGGGCTGCTCGATGCTGTTCAGCCCACCGTCGGGGTCGACGTTGACCCGCACGATCGACTGCGGCATGCGGGGGGCGAGCTTCCTCAGCCGTCCACGGCCTTGGTCGTCGATCCGGTAGACCTGCTCGAAGAACATGTGCCCGAAGGGCAGCATCAGCTGGGCCAGGCCGAGGTGCTCCTGCCAGGAGAAGCGGTCCCGGGTGCGGGGGCGCGGGTCCGCGGCCTCGCGGCCCTTGATGGGCAGACCGAGGTCGTCGGCGATGAGCTCGACGACCTCGTCTCGCGCGCCAGCCGGGTCGATGCGCCAGGGGGTGGACTGGATGGGCAGCCACACAGCCCGCAGGACCGACTTGACCTGCGAGTCCTGCCGCCGCATCTGGTTGAAGACCCGGGTGGACAGGGGCCACTGCAGCTCGGGGGTCTCCTCGATGCCGGGCGCACCCCACCAGGTGAGGGCCCCGGCTCCGTCGTAGCCAGCCTCGCGCAGAGGTGCGGAGGTCTTCGCGAGGAAGCGGGGGGCCAGGGCGGCGGCCCGGTTCTTCAACCGGGTCACCGTGGCCGCCAGGTTGGCGAGGTCGTCGGTCATGGGGTCCTCGCCTTCCTGTCGTCAGAATCCGGTGGTCGTCACGCTCGGTCCGGCGGCGAGCAGGCCCCCCAGTGCGCCGGATGGTGCTGCACCGACCAGGGCGCGCGGCGCGAGTGCAGGCGGTGGGGGCGGGGGAAGTGACTCGAGGCCGAAGCGGGCCAGGGTCACCGACACCAGCGGGGTGATGTCGTCGCCGCTGCTCTTACGGTTCCACGCCCATCCGGCGTCGCCGACCGTGCGTCGGCGTGCCGCCTTGAGCGCGTTGGACAGCCGGGGGTCACCTCGGTGCGAGAGGCCGTCCTGCGTGGCGTCGGCGTACAGCAGCCCGCACGCTGCGGCCATCTCGCGGCCACCGACCTTGGTGACCTCGATGCCGGCGCGCTCGATGGACGGGATGAGCGCGGCTGCCGGTGAGCCGCCGTCGATGATGACCGCGGCGGGGTCGTGGCGCTCGACCAGGTCGACGAGCCGCTGCACCACCCAGTGGGTGCCGGCGTCGTTGTCGACGACCTCGACCGAGGGCCGCCCGGTGGCGAGTCGCCCGGCGACGCCGATGCTGGCGCGCGGCCGGTCACCTGGGGACACGTCGACGGCAAAGACGACGGGGTCCGCCATCGCCGCCTCCGTCTCGATCAGCGCGTCCCACACCTCGGGGGCGATGAACGACGATGCGATGGTGCGCGGCCACATCCCGAGGCGCTCACGCGCGAAGGTCTCCGCGGACATCGCCTTGAGCTCGTCGGTGATGGTGGTGGGGCGCAGTCGCAGCCCGATGGCTGGGTTGGCGGCCGCCCACAGCTTCCGGTCCCGCAGGTTCGGCAGCGTCGGCTTGTCGTCCTTGTCGAGGGGCTGCTTGACGGACCACTCGAGCCAGCACAGCCGGCCGGTGTCTTCCTCTTCGGAGGAGGAGTCGCCGTCGCCGACGCCCTCTTGTCGCATCCGGGTGAAGACCTCGCCGACCGAGCTAGGGCCAGGCGGGGTGCCCATCACGATCGTCTGCGGGTTGGGGCTCGCCGACAGGGTCGGCTGCAGTGCAGCGAGGGCGTCCTCTGCGAGGTCCTGGGCCTCGTCAAGGACGAGCACGTCGACGGAGAAGCCGCGGCCGGAGCCCTTGGAGCGGGCTACGAACTCCACTGACCCGCCGTTGTGCAACACGATGGCCTCCTGGCCGTTCGTGTTGCGGACCTCGCGCACGAGCGCGTTGAGGCGGGGGTACTTGGCGTTCGGGTCGTTGGCCTTCTCGCCGAAGAAGTGCTTGAGGCGCTGGAAGGCCTTGCGCGCTGTCTTGACCTCGTGGGCTGTGTGCAGGAAGCGCTCGGCGAGCACGACCATGCCGTAGAGCTCGCGGAGCTCCAGTGCGCCGTTCTTGCCGTTCTGTCGCGGCACGGCCAGCCCGCACCGCGGTGACGACCAGAAGCCGTCCTCGTCGATGCCGAGCCAGCACTCGAGGACGAACTCCTGCCACGGGTCCGGCGGTAGCCCGTAGCCGCGGCCGATGGCTGCAGCGTCCTCGCCGTGTGAGCGGTCAAAGGCGTCAGGTACGAGCGCGACGCGGGGCCGCTGGGCGCCCTTCACGCTGGCGACGCTCGTCGAGCTCGTCGAGGACGTCGCCACTGGGCTTCACCCCTCCAGCGTCATCGGCGACCGGTGCGATCGCGGACAGCAGGGCCTTGAGGCCGGCCTGCTGCTGACGCGCCTCCGTGAGGGCCGAGTCGATGTGGAGGACCAGCTCGTCGTCGGACTCACCGCGGGGAAGGCGCAACGTCATCCAGGCGTCCACGTCACCGCGGAGGATTTCGTCCAGCCGCTCGAGGCGATCCGCGCTGCGGCATGCCTCTTCGAGCAGGAGGCGTGAGGCGCCGTCGGTCATCTTCGAGCCACCTAGGGTGGCCCAGAGTCGTGCACCGCGGGCCTTGAGGCCGTCAGGTGCCTCGAACTGCTCTGCTGCAGCCGGTTCAGCCACCTCGGCGCCCTCCTGGCGAGCTCGGGGGGATATTTCTTGACTTCCCCGTGAGTCAGGAACCCCCTCGCCTCTCAGAATTTGAGAGGCGAGGGTTCACCACTGCCGGGACCAGTGCGGGCGTGGCCCGTTGTTCCGAGGCGTGCCGTGCCGCGTGCCGTCACCGCGCGAGCGGTTGCACACGGCGAGAAGCAGCCGGTCAGCGCGCTGTCCGCCCTGACTGCGGGCTGTGGAGTGGTCGGCCTCGAGAGCCATGCCGTCGACGTTGGCACTGGGGTCTCGCCACATTGGAAGGCCGTGGCCGGCCGGATAGCCAGCGGCGCGGCACGGGCACGATGGGCCGCAGTCAGTGCAGGGGCATGGTGTGCCGTCGACATGCGCGCGGAGAAGGAAGGCGCGCTGCTGTTGATGCGCCCAGCCGAGGCCGCGTGACGTGGTCTTCTTCGGTGTAGTCACCATGATGTGGAGTCAGCGGGAGGTCCAGCAGGTGGCGGACGCCCTTGGGTAGTGGGTCGACTAGTGGACATCATCGTTACCTCGCGCACTCAAGTCACTCCTGCGAGTTACCTTGGATTCATGTCGACTACTGCCACCAGCAACACGCCCGCCACGATCGCCGCAGTGGCGGCCATCGTCGCGGCGCTCATCGCAGCTTTCGGGGTCTACCACAGTGGAGACGTCACCACGGAGAACAACCTGCTCACTGCTCAGCGGACAGCCTGGGCTGCCTATCTGGGGACGTTGGACGACTTCGACCGGATCCAGCCTGATCTCTCCGTCGGTAAGGACGGGGCCCTCGATCCGACGGTCGCCAAGCGGTTTCTGGACGCGTACCCGGAAAGTAAGAGGCAGGCAGCTGCGGTTCGCATCCTCGTGGACAAGGGGACTGCGGAGAAGATCGAGCTCGTTCAGGCTCAACTCTCACACCTCGCGGTGGACGTCCAGAAGGGCCAGCGGTCGGGCGCACCAGACATCACAAATGAAGTGGCCGACCTCTTCGATACAGCGCGCGGACAGGTCGGAGATAACTAGCCGGACCGGGGACCGCGAGGGTGCGTCGCGCTCGTACTCGTCCCCTTGGGCTCGCGAGATTGAGCGCGCAAGGCGGCCCGCCTGTCCCGCACCCGGCGCAGCCGCAGCACGGCGGTGGGTGCGTAGGCCAAGGCCTCCTCGGTGTCGAGGAGCGCGTTGATCTGCTGCCAGGCTCGCGTGGTGTTGCCGAACCGGGCGTGCATCACGGGGTAGGTGGCCCGCTCGTGCAGGCTGGTGATGGAGCCGGCCACGTCGAGGAGTTCGCGGTCGAGGTCGGTGAGCAGTTGGCACCTCCGACAGTCAGAGGCCGGGCGGCCTTGCTTCGACTCCCTGATGTGGGGAGGAGCTTGGGGCCGCCCGGCCCGTCCAGATGGGACAGCTCTGCCCCGGACTCGTCACACCGTATCAGGTACCGGCGTAAGCGCTAGTGACTGGCAGCGACACTCGGCGTGGTGCGCGCTGGCTCCTCTCCAGGTGGGCCTGGGCGAGGACGAGGGCTGAGGCCGCCGAGTACAGCGGGCGCCGGCGCTGGTCGCGGGTGGGCAGCGCGGCGAGCAGGCCGCGGCTGACCCACTTCCGCACCAGCTCGTGGCTGATGAGGACGTCGAGGGACCGCGTCAGGTACGTGCTCAGCTGCACCGCGGTGAGGTCATCAGGCATCTCGTCGCCCATCCGCTTGACCCAGCCGTAGACGTCGTCTCGTGTGCCGCAGGCGCTGCAGTCCACCGTGAGGGCACCGCGCGGCCAGTACAGCCGGCGACCGCACGGCGTACCGACGTCCAGGCCTACCGGGCACCGGCCGATGTACAGCGCGTCCGGGCGGTCCGGGTGTGCGATGCGGTCCAGGTCCTTCGCGGCCTCAGCCAGCTCGAGCGCGGCCACGGGGCCCAGCTCCTGGTCTGCCAGCCACGCCGCGTGCTCGATGAGCCAGGCCGCCATGCCGAGCACCGCCGCGTCGCCGAGCCGTACCGGGCACACGCCACGCTCATCGCCTACGAACTCGCACCAGGCGCTCAGCACCGACGAAGCGTGGAGCCGGCTGTCGAAGGCGTCGTCCGGCAGCGGGGCCCGCGACGCCGGCTTCCCACCGCCACCACCGCCACCTGGCGCTCGCGGCGGGTCGAGGGTCTCGTCCCAGACCTCGCGGATGGTGGCGAGCGCCTGGGTGAGGTTGAGCTGGGTGTCGACGCTCACGCGTCCCCCTTCGTGGTGGGTGGAGCTGCGGTAGTTGGCTCTGCGCGTGGGTCCGCGTTGGCGCCGAGGTGCAGCAAGACCCTGAGCGCGACGCTGTTCTGCGCGTATAGGCCCAGGTGGAAGGCGTCGTGCAGGCTGCGCGCGCGGCGCTCATGGTGCACGGTTGCTCCGCAGAGGGAGCAGCCACCGTGCTCGTCGAAGCTCGGGTACGTGAAGCCAGCGAGGTCCTCATCGCCGGGCACAATGGTCAACGGGTTGGTCCGGGGCTGGTCGCTCATGCCGGCATCCTCGCCCTGAGGTTCCCGCTTCCACAGCTACCCATCGGCGGTCTCGCCGTCGATGTAGCCGTCATGGATGGCGCTCACGTCGTTCAGCGAGCGCGTGGGGTGCTGCACCACCCGGTAGCTGGGCGAGGCGACCGGCGCCTGCAGCTCGCGGTGCGCGTCGACCGCCTCGATGACGCGACGGACGACCGGGGTGATGTCGCGGCCGAGGGCCGGCGCCTGCATCCACTCAGGCCAGCCGCTCACCTCAGCGACGCGCCGGGCGACCCGTGCGGCTTCGTCGTCGGCGTCAGCCACGGGTGGCCTCCTCGATGCAGCGCCACAGGGGCCAGTCCGGGTGCGTGCGGGCGAGACGCGCTGCGGCGCGGCTGACGATCATGCGGTCCTCCTGGTGAGGTGTTCGGCGTGGAGCGCGGCCAGGGCGGCCAACGCGGCGTCAGGTGCGGGGGAGGCGCCCCCGTTGTCGTCGAGAAGCACCCACTCCCCACCGAGGGGCGTCGTGCGCCACACGGGCACGTGGGTGGGGTCGTCGAACTGGGTGACGCGCCACCCGAGGAACGCGGCCTCGGCCGGGTGAGACTCGGTCCAGCCGTGGCAGCCCGTCGTCCCCGACCCGCACAGCAGCAGGCCGTTCGCCGGCGACGACGTCGAGGACCTCGACGAGCCGCCCATCCCCCGGGCCCGGCGGTGCTGGATCGTGGGGTTCTCCATCGACCCGCACCCGGCGCACCACGTGTCCCGGGTGAGGACCACGTTGCGGATCCGGGGCGGGAACGCGCCGCTCACGCCGCGGCCCGCTTCAGGTGCCGGCGGCGGATCATCGCGACCGCGTCCGGGGTGTTGAAGCCCAGGCGGGTGGCGATCTCCCGGTCGGTGTACCCGACCCGGTGCAGGTCAGCAATGTCCTCGACGATCAGCGGGTCCGTCGTTCGCCGGCCGCGCTGGACCAGGCCCTCGGGCTGCGCCCCGGGGTCGTCGATCGTGTCGTCGTCCCACGCGGCCGGCGGCGCCCACCCCCGCTTGCGGGCGATGAAGGCGGCCCGGCCCGAGCCACCCTGCTGGTGCTGGTTCTGCAGCTGCTCGTAGACGTCCGCGACGGCGTTGCGGGTGGCCACCGAGACCAGGCGCCGGGCCCCGGTGCGGGCGTTGGACAGCGACATCATCGGGACCCCGGTGCGCTCGCTGATGGCCTCCAGCGTCCACCCGTTCCACGCCAGGGCCTGCAGCCGCCGGCGGGTACCCACGACGAGCATCCGGCCCGACGTGGGCCGTCCAGCGCCCAGGACCGCCGCAACCGTGTGGCCCTGCAGGAACCGGACGCCCGCCTTGACGCGCCCGAGAATCGCCTGCGTCCCGGTGAGCGTGAGGCCGGTCGCTGAGGCGATGGCGGACGGCTCCCAGCCCATATCGATCCACCAGAGGACACGGGCCATGGCCGCGTCACGGTCGGGCAGCTGGAGCCGGCCGCAGCGGTAGAGCTTCGACTCGCGGCAGCGCCGCACGTGGCACTCGGAGCACCGGCAGGCCGTCCACGTCGATCCCGGCTTCCGGACGCACCGCTGTGCGCCGTTCTCCGGGCCTGCGACCTCCTCGTGCGACTCCACGCCCACGGCGAGCGCCGTGGCGGCCTGGGCGGCGCTCACGCGGTCGTTCCGGGGGCGTCACTGACGAGGCGGTACCCGCGGGCCGTGGGCCGGAGGCGACGGGCGGCGATGGAGACGCTGTGCCCCACGCGGGTGGCCGGCCACGCGGTGGGCGGGGTCAGCACGACGCACTGCACCCGGCCGCCCGCCGTGATGGAGATGACCCGGAACGTCCGGCCAGCCGAGCGAGGGTCGTTGTCGGCCCACACCTGGCCAGGGCGCACGTCGGGCGGGGTGTTCTCGGTCATCGGTCTCTCCAGTCTTCGGCCGGGGGTTCCTCACCCGGCGGGATCTCGGTGTCGGTGGGCTCCACGTAGGCGGGCATCCCCACGGGGCTGTTCGTGCGGGGCCGGTCAGCCCGTCGGAGCGCCGGCGGCGGGACGAGCGCGGGCAGCGGCTCCCATACACGCTTCGGGGCGTCCGTGGCCGTGCGCTCCCGGGCCTCGGCCAACGCGGCCCGGCACGCTGCCGCACCGCGCGCTGCGACGCCCTGGTGGTCATCCCTCACGGCGTGCGCTCCCGGGCGGGGATCGGGCGGCCGACGAGCTGGCGGGGCATGGGCCTGGCGATCTCGCCGGTCGCGACGCGATGGCGGTGCTCGCGCAGCGCGGCCAGGTACGCCGGGACGTCGTCGGGGTCGGCGTCCGGGGGGTCGCCGTGGTCGACGCCCACCAGGCGCGCGCCCTCGATGCGGCGAGCGCCGGTGAGGATGCCGTGGAAGTCGACGAAAACGCGCTGGCGGACGAGGGCCTTTACGGCGTCGCGGGCGTCGGCCAGCTCGACGTCGGCCAGGCCGAGGTCGAACCAGACGTCCGGGGTCTTCGCGTCCCACTGCTGGTGCGGCACCGCGGCCCGCACGTAGCGGCACAGCTCGACGCACTCGACGGGGGTCACCGGGCGCCGCCGATCGTGAGGCGTTCGTCCTGCAGCCGGCGCATCTGCGCCTGGTAGGCCTCGGCCTGCTCCGCGCGGGCCCGTGCCGCGTCGAACAGCCCGTCGTGGTGGTCCTGGCTTGCCGCTGACCCGCTGGAGCGGCGGACGGGCAGCGGGTCGTCGTCCCAGCAGCCCTGGTTCAGCCACGTCGCGGGCTGTTTCGTGTACGCGGGGTCCCGGTTGGGGTCCGCTGCGTACCGGCAGGCGCCGGCCACGATGTCCGCCGGGTCCGCCGCCTTGATCGCCTTCGTCCAGGCCGTGGCCGCCTTCGTCCGGCCGGTGTGCCATGGGTACGCCGCGTAGAACGCCTCGAAGGTGATCGCCGGGGCGGTCTCGATCTCGCGCGCCTCGCGCGCGTTGGACGGTTCTAGGACGGTTTCACTCCCGTAGGGAGTGAGGGACGGTTCTGGCGACAGCAGTGTCACCCCGTCAGCGACAGCGCTGTCACCCCGTGGCGCACCAGCTGTCACCCCGTGCCCCACGGGCGGGGTGACAACCTGTCGCCCCGTGGCCGGGCGCTCGCGGGCGTCCATCACGAGGTCCCAGACGCGCTGCCGGCGGTCCCGGCGGATGTGGGAGACCAGCTCCTGGTCCCCGGGACGGATGACGCAGTCCTCCTCCTGCAGGGCCTGCAGGTAGCGCTGCACCGAGCGCTCGGAGCAGCGGGCGCGCTGCGCCAGCCATGCCACCGTCGGCCAGGCGGCGGTCCCGTCGTCGCTGGCGCGGTCGGCCAGAGCGAGGAGCACCACGAGGCGGGCGGGGTTCTGGACGGGTGCGTGTTCGAGGGCCCACAGCATCGCGCGCAGGCTCATCGGTTCCTCCTCGGATGGGTGACGCTGGAGACCGCCCAGAGGCGGTGCCCGGTCGAGTTGGTGTGCTCGTCCATGAGTGGGATCAGGGCCACCGCGTCCGATGCGGCGGCCTCGGCCGGGCAAGAGCTGCACACGGCCAGCACAGCGGCCGTCACGCCCGCCACAGGGCCTTCAGGTCCTCGGTGGTCTCCAGGGCGTCCAGGAAGTCGAGGAGGTCGTCCCAAGTCAGCGGGCGCGGTGCCCGCCGGCTGGCGTCGTCTAGCTCGTCGGGGACCTGGACGCGCTCGATGCGCACGCTGGCGGAGACGAGCAGCTCGACGACGTCAACGCCGGCGGGGTAGACGTTCTCCTCCCGGCACAGCGCGCAGAAGAAGCGGTAGGTGTCCCGCCACGACTGGCTGGTGTGGACCGTCAGAAGGACGTCGTGCGACGCCACCTGCAGCCGGCCGCGGCAGTGAGCGCACTTCGTCTTCACCCAGCTCATGAGGGCTCCGTAAGCACTACGGTCAACGCCGTGGAGACACCAGACCGGCCGGGCCTGTCACTACTGACCGTTGTGACGCAGGCGGCGGATGACGGATTCCAGCTAGTCGACGCGCTTCCCGCGATGATCGGCGCGGGCATCGGTGGTGGAGTAGCGATTCTGTCGGCCGTCTTGACGCAGACTTGGCAGAGTCGCCGCGACCGCCACGCTGACCGCGAGAAGTCTGTGGCGGCTGCCATCGACAAGTATCTCGATGCGGTCGAGGGACACGCATCCAAGCAAGACCCTGCACAGGTGGCGGCGTTCAACATCCGAGGGGCAGCGCTGTATGGCGCCGCCAGACGCGCGGGATACGTGTTGTTCGCGGAGGCACTTAGCGAGCTGAACGCAGAGTCCCGGGAGGCCCGACACCGCGACGACGGCGCCGGCCAAATCCGCGTTCTGAACTGCATCATGTCGGCATGCGCCGTGTGGAACGAAGATCCGCGAGCCTTCGAACGCCGAGCCAACCCTTGGACTCTGGAGCGACTCAAGGGAATGACTGACAAGGCCATGCGGGACAACAAGCTTCCGAGCGCCGACCCATCTTGAGACTGACCAAGTTGGCCGCCATGCGTCTTCGTCATAACAGCACCGCGGGGAGTGCCCGCGAGTAGCGGGCGTACAGCTCGCGCAGACGCGGCGGCGGCATCTCCGTGGCCGAGACGATCTCCGCGAGCGCCGTCCCGGCGGCCGCCATCCACTCGACGTCGTCGAAGACGCGGCGAGCGCTGAGCGGGACGATGGGGGAGCCGGCGTCCGGGGGGCCGGCGGGGGCCGTGGGTCGCGGCCGCCGCGCGGGTGCTGCCACGGGGGCGGGTGCGGCGCCGGCGTGCGCAGCTGCCGCCTCCCGAGGTCCGGCCCGGCGGGCCCGGCTCCGCTCGTCGTCACGGATGACGGCCTCCCAGCACTCCCCGCACGCGGTCGCAGCCAGCTGGCGCGAGCGCGGGTGCTTCAGCTCGAGGCAGGCGGCGCGGGCGCGGGAGGCGAGGTGGTGGTCGCGGCCGAAGTGCCACCCGGTCAAGGCGTCGCTGCGGCGGGTCCGGCCCGCCGCGGCGCGGCCCTTGACGACCGCGTCCCGGACCAGGAGGGCACCGGTACGGACGTCCTCCTGCTGCCCGGCGGTCAGGTACGTCAACGCCAGGCGCGCGGACACAGCCGGCTGCGAGCGCCCGACGTGCTGGCCGACCTGGGCGTCCGTCCACCCGTGGTCGCTCTTCAGCTTCTGGAAGGCGCGGGCCTCCTCTATGGGATCGAGGTCGGCGCGCTGGTTGTTCTCGACGAGCATCGCGACGAGGACCTCGTCGGGGCGCATGGCGGGGCGCACGATGCACGGCACCGTGGCCCAGCCGAGGGAGCGGGCGGCGGCGAGACGCCGGTGGCCGGCGACCACGACCAGCTGGCCGCCGGCGTCGCGTGCGACGACGGGCTGCAGGAGCCCGACCTCGCGCATCGACGCGGCCAGGTCGTCGAGGTCCTTCAGCTCGGTGCGGGGGTTGTCGGGGTCGGCGACCAGGTCCTCGACGAGGACGTCGCGCAGCTCGGTCATGCCGGCCACCCCGGTTCCAGCAGCGCGTTCGGGCGGACGCCGAGCGCGTCGGCCAGGGCGCGGACCTCAGCCGCACCGCGCAGGTGCCGCAGACCGTGGAGCAGGTCGCTGATGTCCTGCGGCCGGGGCGCGTACTGCTGCGTCTCGGCAGCCTCGGCCAGCTCCCACGTCGAGTAGTGCCGCTCCGCCATGTAGCGCTGCACGTGCTCGCCGACGCGGCGGGCCTGCTCGCAGGCGGTGAGGTCCTCGAACGGCAGCCACTGGGCTGCGGCACGAGGCGTGTAGCGGCCGGTGAGCCCCCCGTGGGCGACGAGTTCGGATGCCTCGACCTCTGCGCCGACGATGGCGGTGGTCCGGCCCTGCAGTCGGCCGACGGCGGCCGCGAGCTTCTCGGTGATGTTCATGCTGCTGACTCCTGACGTGTGAGCTTGCGGCGGGCGCGTTCGGAGACCCCGCCCCAGATGCCGAAGCGCTCCTGGGTGTCGATGGCGAACTGCAGGCACTCGGCCCGGACGGGGCAGCGCTCGCACACGCGCTTCGCGTCGGCGCTGGAGCCGCCCTGCTCGGGGAAGAAGATCTCCGGGTCGGTCTGCGCGCACAGGGCGTCGTCGACCCAGGGCTCGGGCATGGGCAGCACGAGGGACGGGCTCATCGGTCTCCCCGCGGCGCGCGGCGGTGCACCCACGTGCCGAGCCAGTAGCCGACGAGCACCGCCAGCAGGAGCGCCCCGGCGGCCTGGTCCCCGTTCACGATGCGGTCCGGATGGGCATGAGCAGGGAGCGGGTCAGCCGCCCACCGACGCCCTCGAGGACGAGCGGCCGCGTCGGCAGGGTGGTCCGCAGTGCGACACGGTCCCCGTCGAGGGCGGTGACGACGTCGACCAGCAGGTGCGGGTTCAGGTGCATCACGACCGGGGTTCCCGTGACGCTGCAGGCGATGTCGGTAGTGGCGTCGGCGCCGATGGAGCCGGAGTCGACGGAGGAGAGGACGAGCCGCTCCCCGGCCACCTCGATGCGGCAGCCCGCGCTCTTGGGTGTGACGATCTGGATGCGGCGGATGGCGTGGGAGAGCTCGGCCCGGTCGATCTCGATCGAGCCCTCCGAGCTCGGGGGCCAGAGCGCGTCGACCTTCGGGTACTCCCCGGCGAGGCAGGTGACGCGGACGCGGTGGTCGCCGACGGTGAAGACCAGGTCGTCGGTGTCGAAGAGGGCCGCGGTGCGAGCGGCAGGGGAGTGCCGCGTGACGGTGACCTCGCCGTGCGTCGAGGCGAGGTGGGCGAGGTGTCGCAGCGCGTGGCTAGGGACGAGCGCGCCGAAGCCCGCGGGGACGGGGTGCAGCGTGTTCGTCTCGGTGAGGCGGAAGCGGTCCGTGGCGCAGGCCCGCAGGGAGCCCTGCACCTCGAGGAGTCGGACGTGGGTGAGGATCGGCAGCGTCACGTCCGCGCTGGCCGCGGCCGCGGGGCGTGCCAGGAGTTCGACGTCCGCCGCGGCCAGGGTGGCGATGAACTCGCCCGGGTCGTCCGGCTCGATCGGCCACTCCTGCATTGGCATCGACGTCAGCTGGTAGGTGACTCCGTCGCCGGTGACGCGCAGCCACTCCCTCTCCCCGCGCGGGACGAGCGTGAGGGTGACGTCGTGGCCGCGACCGACGCCGCGGACCTGGCCGGCGAGCGCGATGGCGCTGACGACGACGTCGCCGAGCTGCTCGAACTCGGCGGGGATGAGCGCGGCCGTCCACGTCTCGCCGTCGCTGCGCTGCAGGCGAAGACCGTCGGGACGGACGCTGAGCTTCACCCCGTGCTGCATGGGCAGCTGTGCGCGGGCCGACATCGGGGCGCTGACGTCGGCGAGCGCCGCGAGCAGGGTGGTGGAGTTGACGCGGGCGAGGACGCGCGGGGCGTGGACGTCGGCGACGGGTGCTGCGGTGGCGGTGGTCACGGGGTTCCCTCCGGGAGGCGTGTGAGGCGGTAGGAGCGGGCGGGGCGGCCGGCGTTGCGGCCGCGGGTGTCGGTGGACGTGGTCCAGCCGGTGAACTCGAGGACGCCCTTCTTGGCGAGCGCCTGGTAGATGGCGCCGAGCAGGCGCGGGTAGACGACGAGGTCGCTGCTGCCGTCGGCGTTCTCGCGGGTGAGGCGGGTGCGCACCCGGTTCGGGTCGACGTGCCCGTCGTGCCGGCGGGCGTCCTCGACGAGCGCGGTGACGATGCGCTCCCGGTCGCCGGCGTGCATCGGGGCACCCAGGAGCAGGCCGCAGATCGCGTCGACCTCGGGGCCGGCACCTCGCGGCCGCGGGGGCGTGGTGGCCGGCGGCTCGGCGGCCAGGGCGTCGAGGAGGTCGAGGGTGCCGCAGGGGTCCTCGCTCATCGGGCCCTCCGCCGTGCGTCGACGCAGGCGGCCTCGACCTCGAGGACGACGGTGGAGCGGACGTTCGGGTCCTGCGTGCGCCGCCAGCTCAGGACGGCGCGCTGCAGTCGGCGGCCGAGGTGCTTCCAGCAGGTGTCGCAGAGGAGGCGCCGGTCCTCCAGGGCAGTGCCGCACCCGCCCATGCACCTGGGGGTGGTGGTGCCGTCCATGTGCCGGACCGGCGGCAGGCGACGAGTCGAGGGCTGGGGGTAGATCACGACGTCACCAGCCCGGTCGACCAGATGGCGAGCGCCACGACGGCCGGGGTGAAGGTCATCACGAAGGCGAGGCGCAGCCACTCGCGTCGGGCGCTCACCGCGCGGCACCCGCTCGGGCGATGTCGCGGCAGAAGACGCTGCAGCGGATGGGGCGGCCCTTGTCGAGGCAGAGATCGCACACCGCGTGGTCGTTCGTGGTCTCGACGCGGCAGGCCTGGCAAGGCACGGAGCGCTCGCGCGGTTGGTGCTCGAACTCGGCGACGAGGGGTCGCTGGATGGTTCCGGGCATGACGGTGTCTCCCCGTGGCGGGTCGTCGGTGTGAGGGGGTGGCCCGGGAGGGCCGAGGGTCAGGTGCGGCGCTGGCGGTTCAGTGCGGCGGTCGACCTGCGGGAGAGGGCCAACGGGTTGGCCGCGATGGTGCGGTTCTGCTCGAGGTACGCGTCGACGTCCTCCTGCAGGAAGCGCCGGTAGCGGCCGATCTTGCGGCTACCGATCAGCCCTCGTCGGGCGGCGACGGCGACCCAGGTCGTGGGCACCTTCAGCTGCTCGGCGACGTCCTCGTCCGTGAGGAGCGCGGGCTGCGCGTGGTCGGTCGCCATGGCGGTCACACGCCGAGGGGCGCGCGGTCCTGTGCGCCGACGAGCTCGTCGACGGGGATCTGGAGGGCGTCGGAGATCCGGGCCAGGGTGCTGGCCCGGCCGCCGCCGGCGACCTCGATGCGGGAGAGGGTGGCCTGGGAGACGCCGGCCTCGTCGGCGAGCTGGATCTGGGTGAGGCCGCGGCGCTCCCGCTCCACGCGGATGCGGGATCCGGAGGTGGTGGGCTGCTGGGGGGGCATGGCTTCATCTAATCCGTTATCCGCTAGATGGTCAAGCCGAACGCCACTACCCGTTACGACGTAGTCCACCAGGGTGGGATCTTCCCGGATCTGCCTCTATCCGTTATCGGATAGGGTCATGCTGTCCCCATGACCAGCGCACTCCTGGAGCACCCCGTGGCCGAAGGGCCCCTCGACGAGGACGGCACCCGTCTGCGTTGGCGCGCGGTCGGCGCAGAGATCCGCGCCGCCCGCCAGGACCGCGGCCTCAGTCAGTCCGAGCTGGCCGTGCGCGTGGGCATCAAGCAGAACGTGCTGTCCGAGGACGAGCGCGGCAAGGAGCGGGGCATCCCGATCCACCGCCTCATGGCCTACGCGGACGCGCTGGAGATGAACTACGACCTCCTCGTGCAGATGGCCTATGGCCGCACCTCGCAGCCGGCGCCAGGGGAGACCTACCGCAGCGCCTGACCTCAGGCGACCCACGAGTCACACGCGTCACAACGTTCTGGGGTTGTGACCGACCGTGCGCTGGTGTTCGCTACCCCTCTAGAACACTTGTTCGAGGGGGAAGCACGGATGCGCCGCCAGCAAGTTGTACTCACGCTCAGCTCGTTCATGGCCGTCAAGGCCTTCGTCATCGCGATCGCCGTCGGCCTCTTCGCCGAGTCGACGCGCCTCGAACTCGTCTTCATCGCCCTCGGCTGCCTGGCCACCCTCTTGGCCTCCTGGGTCCGGCACTCAGTCGCGCATGAGGCCTGGCGTCAGGGCTACCGCGCGGCCGTCGACGACAGCGGCGTGCTCGAGGACAAGCGCGTCACCCGCCTCAGGTAGCTCCTCGGGCAGAGCCATCGCGAGCGCCGCGGTGGCCGCGTGTGCAGCGATGCCGTGGGCGTCTGTGGCCAGGTGGCCATAGACGTCCACGGTCGTCTGGATGGACTCGTGGCCCAGCGAGCGCTGGATGATCGGCAGCGGTACGCCGGCCGCGATGAGCCAGGACGCATGGGAGTGCCGCAGGTCGTGGATGCGCGGTCGCTTGCCGAGGGCGGCGCGGTCGACGGCGACCTTCCACACGCGAGGGTGGAAGTTCTGGTGGTGCACGGTGCCGCCCAGGCGGCCGGTGAAGACGAGGTCGGCCGGTCGGCCGCGCCGCGCACGGAGCTGGTCGGCGATCTGGACGGGCAGCCCGACGGTGCGCAGCGAGCGGGCGGTCTTCGGCACGCCCAGGTCGCGCGTCTGCCCGCCGAGCTTCTTGCCGGCGCCGCGCTTCCACGCTTCGGCGACGCGCACGGTGGGCTGCAGGGAGTCGACGTCGACGTTGGCCCAGCGCAGCGCGGTCGCCTCGCCCCAGCGCAGACCGGTGCCCGCGAGGAAGGCGATGAGCGGCTGCCAGTAGGAGTCGACGCAGCGCAGCAGGGTCGCGAACTCGTCCTGCGACAGGAACGTCATCTCTAGGCGGTGACCGCGGGGGAGTCGCAGGCCCTTCGACGGGTTGTCCGGGCGGTGATGCGCGACGACGGCCGAGGCGAGCACGGTGGACAGCAGCCCGTGCGCGTTGGCGATCGTCTTCGCCGACGTCGGCGTCCCGCGCCGGGTGGTGGTCGCGGCCTGGGTGCGCATCCAGCGTGCGATGGCGTCGCGGTCGATGGCGTCCACGGGGTAGTGCCCGAGCGCCGGAAGCCAGGTCCGCACGGCGAGGCGCCGGTAGTCGGCGATCGTGCCGTCGGTGATGCCGGTGGCATGGGCTAGGTGGTGCTCCAGCCACTCCGACAGCAGCGGGACGGCGGCGGTGTTGCTGGTCTGGGCCTCGACGACGCGCTGAGCCTCCTCGGCGCCCAGGCGAGCGAGGAGGTTCTGGTAGGTCGCGGCGGCCGCGGCTGAGTCCAGGGTGCGGGAGGTCTGCGTGCCGTCCGCGAGGCGGTACATGACCCGGTGGGCGACCGTTCCGTCCGAGCGGTCGCGCGTCTGCACCGTCGAAGACGTCCTCGGCTTCTGCCCGGTGCTGCTCGCTGCGCGCTTCGGTGCAGCGGTATCACCACGGCGAGCGCCGGTCCGGCTGACTCGTCTCCGTTCGGGCGCAACGCTCATGGCCGACAGCTTACTGGGGAATCCGCTAGGCGTGTTGCCGGTGATTGTTGCCGGGAGATGCGAGAAGGGCCCCCGTCCCGCGTTCCCGCAGGTCAGGGGCCCTTCTCTGTGGGGTGAGTGACGGGACTTGAACCCGCGACTTCCTGGACCACAACCAGGTGCTCTACCAGCTGAGCTACACCCACCACGACGACGCGGCACGCAGCCGCAGCGACGACGGGAGCATACACG